GCCAGTACACCCTGGTTTAGTGATAGGAGTGCATTTACCTGCTGTACCTCTCTTCTTTATAGAGGCAGTAGCTTTCTGTATCCACTTCTTATCCTTAGCCATATTATAATATAATGAAATTAATTGTAATGACCATTATTATACCACCTTCTTAGTGTAAGATATTCGCAGCTGTCTAGACCTAATCCTAATGTGTCTACACCTAAACTATCTAATGCTACAGGAGGCATTGTTTTTTGGATAAATACTTTCTTATTAAATGTACCACTAATGCAAGTAGCATTTAATTGATCATAATTATAGAAGTTCCCATTTGGTGAACCTGTGCCATGACAACCACTCCCTGTATTGCAGTGAGCAGTAATAATAGGTTTGATATCTCTCTGATAAGAAATACTAGTAGGTACACAAGCAGGTGCTGCTTTCTCTACCTCAGGTGCATCACTCTTGCAGGCTGCAAAGAATAATGCAATAATTAATAGCTTTTTCATGATGCTAATATAAAAATAATTTTAACATTTCCACTTCCTCAAAGACTTGTTAATCCTTGAGTTAGGATCTCTTGCAGTTTTTGCAGAGGTAAGTTTAGCTTTCATACCTTTCATCCTAGCACAGAATGATTTCTTTCTAGGACCACCTTCTGGTTGTGGAGCTTTCAACCCTGGTTTCCCAGGGTTAGCTCTATTGTATGAAGCTCTGCCTTTAGCATTAAGTCCACCTGATGCAGACTTACCCTCTTTTCTTTGCCAAGCTGGTGATTTTGCCATATTGTAAATTTTTAATTATCCTATTACCCAGTTTGAACCATCTGAAAATACTGGTACTACAAAAGCTCCAGCACCACTAGCTACATTTCCAAAATTACCAACTGCTGGTGAAGGAGAGTCATTAATCATTGCTCTCATACCTGCACTACTTGGAGCAGCTGGTAACATACTATAATTTACAAGTGGAAATGCAATTGTTCCATTATTTGGATTAAATATCCAAGAAATACCACTTCCAATAAATATACTACCTTCAATATTATCTACACTAGCACCACCTTGTATATAAACTATACCACCTGTACTAGCAGTTTGTGTAGTATATCCTCCTCTAATGGTTACATCCCCTCCAAATGCTTGAGTTCCAGATGTACTAGTACCTGCATCTCCTGCATATACTCTTACATTACCACCATCTCCTGCATTAGCTATTCCATCACTACTAGAACCATCTCCTGCATAGAAATAAGCATTACCACCAGTGTTTTCATCGTTTAGAAGTTTATCACCAGCTTGTATTGTAGCTCTATCTGTAGCATTAATAAGGATATCATCTCCATTAATAGGATCTGTAGCAATTGTTAAATCACCTGTATTTAAAAGAAGAAGACCTGTATCATTTAATACAAGTTCTCTAGTTCCAGCAGATAATTTACTTCCTGAACTATAAGTCTTTGCTGTCTTAGCAGCTTGTTTAAATTGTTTAGATGTAGGTGCCCCTTTAGCCCCTACTTTTCTCATTTTCTCTCCACTGCCTGCAGCTATTCTAGCTCTCTTTGCATGGATGTTTGCGTAAAGTCCTGCTTTTGCCATGGTTATGTACATTTTAAAGATTGATAAATTTGTCTAAGATACGCTGGATAAATTTTAGTTTTATACCTAAGCAATACTCTCCACAGTGCTTCAGATTCTCCTAATTCACAATACTTTACAAGTTGCACATAAAGCTCTCTCATGTCTCTATACTTCCAATTGTAAAGTCCACCTCTAAGAGCTGGATTCTTTACATTATTATAAGCACCATAACCACTACCTATATAGGGTTTGTTATTTAACTTAAGGATAGCATTCCATAATGCTTGTTTATGAGCGGGTGTCATTTTCCTTGTCTGTTATAAAGTTTCTTATAGTTCTTGCTTGTCTTCAGGCCACTGGTTTTCTTCTTAGAATGAACCCCAGGTCTTCTGACTTTAGCCTTCTTAATGAATCTTTTAACTATACTGCTGCTTGATTTAGTTTTAGCCATACTATAATATACTAAGATTTTAGGTAAGTATCAAGTTATTTCTTTTTCTGATACATTGTTTTAAGTGCTGGTACTGGATCTATAAAGTCTTGGATATTTTCAAAACCAGTTAATTTATAGAATTGAGCCAATACTTTTGGAGTACCTTTAGGAAACCTAAATGTTTTCTTTTTGTAATATCCTTGCTCAAATGCATATTCTGAATCAAAACCTTCATAAGCAATGAGATATACTAAATTCTCAAATCCATCTTTAATTTGAATACCTTCATTAAATACTGAAGTAAATGTACTAAAGTTCTTTATAAAGTCTTCTCCTTTTCCTATAAATGGAGCATATAACATTGATCTAGATTCATTTGACACCTTAGCTAATACCCTTAAAGCTTGGCCTTCAGCCCAACTCAATTTTTTAACCTTATCCTTATCATCATCATCATAAACAAGACCTCTACATAATATAAAAACTATTGTCCAAATAAATCCATTCATGATTTCTCTTCTTGCTTGAGCAGCTTTGATACGATAGAATTCATTAGTTTCAAGTTTACCTGTCTTTTCAGCAATTATTTCAGGAAGTAGTGAAAGGAAGCCTTGGCCATAACCTAACTTAAAAAATATATCAGCAACTGCTGTCCACCACCCTCTTTGAACCTGACCACTATTCCAGTTTTTAGGATCACCCATTCCAAATGAACCTTTAAATCTATTCTCTGCAAATGGAACTAAGTACTTTCTGAAGAAGAAAGCTAATGTACCAATCATACCACTTTCAAACTGGGTTTGATTTTGTTTAGCATAGTTACCTTGATGTTGCAAGTATTCCATTCTAGTTTTAGATCTTATAGATTCTAAATCATCAATAGTCATGGCAACATCACTTCTTATACCAGGTATCATTGTACCATTATCTATAAGTGCATCATAAGCACTAATTTGCAATAAGTCTCCATTAGAATCCTTTTTAAACATTGGATTATTAGAAGCATCTAATTTTAAAGAGCCATCTGGATTTGTTTCATAAACATTATACTTATGAGCAATTAAATTCTTTAATAAAGTAGTTGTAGAAATTTCAACCTCACCCTTATCCTGAATTACATATGCTAAATCTCCAATAGCCAAAGCTCTCTTAAGTAATCTTTTCTGTTTAGATTGTCCTGCAAGATCAAGAAGCTTTTCTTGGGAATTCATGGAAGTATTAAAATATCTAGATATTTTAGTTGCCATAGATACATCATCTATTTTACCCCAATCAGCAATAATATTCCACATAAATCCATCAGGGCTATACATTTGTTTTTTAGCCCAAGCCCAATCTTTATAAGTACCCATTCCATACTTTTCACCCTGAGCTGCTAAGAACATCTGAACATTACCCGAAACTAAGTTACCAAGTTGCATTGCAGGATCAAATGCTAATCTGCTATAACTAATTAGACCTGTAATTTGCTTTAATGTCTTTCTAAGTCTTAATTGATTTTTACTATCTATGCCATCATAGTATTGGCCATACACAAATTTGTTTCTTTCGAACTCAAGCATATCAATTACTTTTTGATATTGCTTTCGAACAACTTCATCTTTAATTAGATTCATAGATGATTTTAAAAAGTCAACAGATGGAGATAACAACAAGTTAGCTTCTTCCATTGCATCATAGATTTCATATTCTAATCCCCATTTTAATATGGCATTGATACCATCTTTAGTTCCTAAACTAGTATCTAATCTGTAATTGTGACTAAATCTAACTCTTTGTTTACCTGAAATACCATATTCATTAGTTGCTTTTTCAAGTTCAGAACTATTGGCCAAGATGTGTTTGTTAACCCATTCTCTACCTTCTCTTATTGCACCTTCTAATCCATCTTGAGCAATTGTATCAACAGCATGTTGTGTAACACCAGGAAAGAAAAATTCTAATTTATTGGCCGACATCCCAACTTGCTTGTTATAGAATTCATCCATAACATATTTGTTATAGAATTCAGCAAGTTCTTTATCTTGCATCATTCTCATATATCTAGGATTTACCCACATCGCATCAGATGTCATCTCAAATCTACCTATATCAGCATTATATCTATGTCCTTTAGGCATTGCATAATTCCCAGGGCCATATCTTTTTCTTTTGAGGGAAGGGGTATAGTTTGGATTATATGCTTCAGGTTTTAAAGATCTAGTTCTGTATTTAGAATTAGGTATTCTAATTAATAAACTAGGATTTGTTGGCATAGCCATTGTATTAAATCTTCTAGGTGCTGTTGCAACCTTGCCATTCTTTACAATTGTACCTAGTGTATATTTTGAAGTATTATTTCTGTTATACCATTTTTGAAATGCTATATCTTTTATGTTTAGTTGTGCTTGTAACTTAGCTTTTTCTGCAACATCTGTAGTTTCACCTATTTGTTTATTTATTCTAATGATTTCACTCATGCGTTCATTCAACTCTTTCATATACTCAGGTCTATTTTGAGTTTGACGCATTGAATCTAATTCTTTATCAATCTGATTTATTCTTTTTCTTGCAGCTTCACTTGGTTTAACACCTGTAGCTGATGAGTAAATCTCATCTATTGCTTCTTCTATTTGAGAAAACTGTTCATAATCTTCATCAGACATATACAAAGGATTGAAGATAGGCTTACTACTAAATACACTATTGAATCTGTATTTGTTCATCATCTTTCTTCTTTGCTCATATAAGTCATCTAACACTGGATCAGAACTTCCATACAATTCTCTTTTTTCTTCTTCAAGTGCTCTTAAGTCTTCAAGCCATGTAGGATCTGCTACTAAATCTGAATTTCGTTCTAAGAATAGTTTATACTCTACACTATCTTCTGAGTAAGTTTTTAAAACTTGTCTTCTAGCATATTCAAACTTATCTTCATTTACATGAAAGTCATAGTACATATGCATTTTTTCATATACTGCGGCTATTTCAGGATTCTCTAAGATTGCTTGTTTTTTCAATAATGAAATTTCAGATTCTAAATCTTTTATTTCTATCATGTCAGAATCATCAATCAACCAATCTTCATTACTATTTCTAGATTTTATAGTTTGGATTTTAATATTAATTGCATCAATTCTATCCTGTATCTCCACAGGTAAAGAAACTTTTAACAGGTACAATTCAGGAATAGTCTCTGTCTCTAAATTATCTACTTCCCACTTAGCTTGTTCTAGTTTAAGTTTTTTAAGTTTCTCATTTATTTCTTTTAATTGAGCCTTTTTAAAATCCTCACTACCATCTGATTTTTTTATAGTGCTTCTATCCTCATATAATTTTCGTATTTCATAATCATATTGATCTTGAATTTCTCTACTTTTATAATCATAAGGTGTAAGGAAAGACATAAAATTACGAGACTCACCTTTCTCAAAATCTGTTTCTGATACCATCTCACTAATTGCAGTATTAAGTGCTTGATAACTACCATACTTACTACTGTATTTTCTAACAAAACTATCAAACTTTAATTTGGCCATTCTATCAAAAAATCTAATACTTGCATTTTGTGTAGCATTAGATGCATAATATGCCAAAGCACTAATAGCTAATTCAGAATTACCAAGAGATGCTTTTAACTCATCACCTGACATACCTAATTTAATTGTAGAACCAATATAAAAATCAGACTCTGGATTAGTAAAAGTGTTATCAATGTATAAGTCTACAAAGTTTCTATCAAACTTTTTGTTATTTAAAAAATACTTTATTTTATCTAACTTCTTTTGAGCTTCTTCTTTCATGTCACCTGTGATGACCTGTGTTTTAGCCTTTCTACCAAACATCTTTCTAACCTTACCACCTAAATAAAAAGTAAAGTTTTGAAGTACTGTTGCATCACCTGCAATTATTCTTTCAAGCTTTTTCATTTCAGGTTCAAAAAGTAATTCCATTTGAGCCATCATTTCTTCAGCAGTTATTTTTGGTGTAGATAAAAGCACTTTCACAAATTGCTCTCTAGCCATTTCAACATAAACTCCTTGACCAATTAATGCTGAGTCAATTGATTTATTAATCTCTGACATGATATCAGAATCTTCTGTTACATCAGAATTATTAATCAATAATGTTTTAAAGAACTCTAAAAAGTTCTTCATGTCTTCTAGCTGATAATATCTATCACCTAATATGTTAATTACTTTTTCTTTTCCTGTAGAAGATGCTGCTACTTCTTCAGAGTCTTTTCTTAAGTTTGAAATTATTTCTCGCACTTTATCATAAAGACCTTTTAAAATTAATTCTTTAGGCAATTCTTTAAGTACTCCATCTTCAATAGTTTGTCTACTAAACCAATCTCTTGCTTCTAAGAAAAGTCTTTTTCTAGCCTCTGCCTCATTTATCTTTGTTTGATCAGCATTATTCTTTTTAAGATTTGCTATTTCTGAGTTTATTTGACTTAACTGTTTATCTAAATTTTCTTTTAGATTATCAGATATAATCTTTAAAGTATCTTGAGGTATAGATGATATGTAATTAATATTTTCTTTCACCTTAGCTTCAAGTTCTTCATCTGTTGTTTCACCAGGAACTTCAATAGATGTAGCAAGTGCTCTTAGTACTTGCTTATACATAGGACTTAATTCAGGAAGTGGATTACCATACTCATCTAAATCTAAACTTAATCCTTGATCACCTTCAATATTTACAGCAGCCACATGCATATCTTCATATACCCACATGTCATCCATGTTTTGAAACTTTGCATTAGGTGAATAAATAATATTTATGATTTTATTATCCTTAGTGGTTATACCAATCCTCTTTAGTAATCTTTCATATACTCCAATCTGAGATAAGAAAATACTTGCTTTACTTCTTCCAGAAAATCTTTCAAATGCTGGATGAACACCATCTTCTAATGCTGTAGTATATCTTTCTTTAAAGATTGCCAAATGAGAATAGTTCTTCATTGGAAACTTAGCTCTAGTAGTCTTATAATCTCCAATAGAAGCTGTGCCATCTTTTCTAATAATTAGATAATCCAATCTACCCACGATAGCTCTACCCATTGAATCATATTCAAATATTGTAATCTCTGGAATAACTATATCACCTTTTGTAAAAGGATCATTGATAATACCTACAATGTTTACTAAATGATCTGACAATACTTCTTCTCTAATTTTAGGTAACATTTTACTACCCTTTTCATTTAGGCCAGGAAGCTCAAGCATATCTAAATTCTTTTCATAAAAATCATGAAAATAATCAGGATTATTATTTAGTATCTGCAATGGAGTATATCCAAATTCTAAAGAATCAATAGTGATGTGATATAAAAAGTCATGAACAAATGTTCCAAAATTTGCAAACTTGTCAAATCTTTTTGCAAGTTTTTCATCATGCAGCGGACTACCTACAAACTTAGTTACAGATACTGTTTTAACATCATCTTCTATTAATTGTCTATAATCTCTAATGTTTTTTAAAAGTATTTCTACAGTAGTAACAATATTAGCTTTTGCAGGATCTTTCTTTAATTTTTTTAATAGATTTTCTAATCTCTTTATCTCATTAGCATTGTTCTCTAGCTTTTTTTCTTTTGTTGTTTTGCCTTCTTCTTTAGCTTGTTTCTCTACAGCCTCTTCTTCATTGTAATCATCTGACTTTGAAATTAAGTTAAATCTTGGTTCTATTACTTCGGCTCCTGATAAGACAATATTAGTATCATCTAAAAATACAGCTACTTCTCCTATTGTAGAATTCAAGGGAAGTTGATCCATAGCATCTAACTGGAAACCAAATGTGTCATTTAAAAGATTCTTTAACCACTTTATAAATTGCTTAACAGATGTAGCAAAAGAACTAGCTGATGTTTCTTTTTCTTCTTGGACTCTCATATAAGAATCCTTTATAGCCCTAGTAACTAACTCAATATCTCTAGCCTGTTGATTGAATCCTCTCTCATTAGTGTATTCACTTTCAATTTGAACAGCTAAACCAGGGTATTCTTTTAATGCCTGATTTCTTAATCCAATAAATAAAGTTTTTCTTTCAGTGACTAGTTTATCTACAAACAAATGCATTAATTCTTCTAATGCTATAGAAGTATTTACCTTACCTCTAACTAAAAACACTTGGTTCTTAATTGTAACAGCATTAACTGTAACACCATTAGATATTAAAACTTTAGGATTAGCTCTAAGAATTTCTTGCATTTCATCTTCAGTAACCCAATTTACTTTAGCACCCTTAAATTTCTTTAATAGAGGGGCTATTGTATTTTGAACAACTAATTGATCAACTATATTTTTAACTTGCGCAGTTTCCATTGGAACATCAGGAGTTAAAATTTCTGTAGATCTTGATGGCTTATTGTGCAATGCTATTTTATACCTCTGTTCTCCATTAATAACCCTAGATTTAAAAGGTGTAGCTTCTAAATTAGGGTAACTCATGCTTAAACCAATTTTAAATTTACTTACCTCTTCCGAAGTAAGTTCAATAGACTGAGTAAAAGAAGCACCAACATTGTTATCAGAAGGAATTAAATACTTATTTGTTAATTGTAGTGGAGTTAATGTAGAATCATTAGTGTAATCTGTTTGATACATTCTATTTTCAGGGTAATAGATTCCATGCAAAGCATCTATTTCACTAAACGTATTAGCAGAAAACACTACATTGTCATCAGTCATTGCAGCATAATCTACAATAGGTCTAGCAATTCCAAATTGTTCTTTTAATCTATTCTTGAGTCTATTATCTGTTTCTTTTAAAGTATTCATATCCAATACTTTACCAGAAGCATCAATGGCTTTATCTTTTTCAAATTGATTAACTAGTGCTCTTCTAGCACCTACGCTACATATTTTCATTTTAGTTTATTTTAACAGAATGGGTCATTATCTTCTGACAATTGTTCACTTTGTGTTTGTTTATTAGCAGCTTCTAAAGCATATAACAAAGGAGTGCTATAGTTGTAGTTAGACAAATCTACTAAATATCCACCTTCTCCACCTCTAATTCCTGGAATAATTGGTTGCCAAACAAGCTTTATACCTGGAATTCTAGTCATAGCATTATATATAGCACCTGTTTCAATAGGTCTATCATTTGATATATTAAATATTTGATTTATAACCCTATTTGCAGCATGCTTATCTGTTTTTCTAAAAGCTGCTAAAGCCTTAATTCCTTTTTCAATTTCAGATTGTGGTACTTTGTCTTCACCTATTTTAACAATATATCTTGGAATTAAATCAAGTTCTAAAGCAGCTTCATATTTAATGTAATCAGCTTCTTCTTTTGTAAAAGCTACTTCATCTTTTCCTGCATATATCAGAGCTGTACTTTTACTTCCTTGAGTAAGATTAGTAATGTTATAACCACTGAAATACATAGGCATAGCTTTACCATGATTCTTTATATGTTTTTGTATGGTATAGTGAACTAAAGGAGCAAAATATTTAAGTTCTAACTCAATTGTATCAGCTATAACTTCATCTTCTGGAAATGATTGATTTCTAAGTTTTTCAGTTTCCTCTTTTATTGCTTCATATTTTTTAAGTAACTCTTCTTTTGCAAATCCTTTTTCATTTTCACTTAATGTAGGAGTTTTAGATTGTAACTCTACTTCTCTCAATGCAACATTAGTTTCTAATAATCTTTGATTATATTGCATATTTTCAAATATTTTAACAAGTTGCTCTTGAGAAATATTTTGAAATGGTGTAAGAGAATTGAATTTAGTTAAAACTTTTTGAGAAGATATAAGTGATTTTTTTTCTAGAAATGCACTTTTAGCTTGATTTTCTAAAGATCTATTTAGTGCATTAGCCAACAGTACTTTCATGTTTGTTTGTACTTTAGTACCTTCTGTTCTAGGTTTAATTCCTGCACGAACAAATCCAGCAATACTCCTAGCGTCTGTAGCTAGATCTACACCATATTTAGAACCAACTAGCTCTTTAATTAAATCATTTAATCTAGAGTTAAGAATAATTGAATCTGCCTCATCTTTAGGAATAACTACATCATCAATTCCCATATCTAACAATTGATCAGCATTATATGGTCTTTTATTTATTTGTTCTAACTGAAAAGTTAAGTCTATAAGCAATTGTCTACCCTCCTCACTTTCGTTTAATAATGCAAAAAAACCACCTTTATTTTTTATATCATTTAATATCAATTTTCTAGTATAGTAGTTATCTAATTTTTTTCTAATTTGAATCATATCGTATAAAATATCTTCAATACGAGGTAAAAGATTAATTTGCTCATCAATTTTTTCTAAGAAAATTTCATGTTTACGCTTGCTTGGAAGTCTATCTTGCGAATATAAATCATAAAGAATTGTATTAAGTGTTGTCGCATTTCCTAATAAAGCTTTTTTTCTTATATCTTCTACAAAAGGGTTAACACTCACTTCTTTTAGTTTTCCTGATTCTATACGTTTAATCCTATCATCTGTATTTTTTGCTAAATCTTTTAGATAGTCATTTATCGCATCTTGTAAACCTTTTTTAGTATTTTTTTGTAGTTTTAATAATTCTTCAATATTATCATTTTGTATTTCATGTAATAATACAGCATCTTTAAATTTAGAATTACCTGTATAAAAATATGTAAGATTGGCCCAAGCAGAAGGAGATAGATGAAAATGTGATCCTTGTCCATAACTTGTATGAAATGTATCATTAAATCTTAGTGATATTTTATTATGCTTGACAGAACCCGTACCTCCATTAACTCCTAATATTCTAGCAACTCTCATTCTTTCTTGAGGAGGTAATGCCATTATCTGGTCCTCAGTCATATTATTTACATCATACCCTATTTCTTCTAGTTCTTCCTGAATATCATCAGCTGGATCATAAGAATTTTTATTTCTAGGATTAATTGAAAATGTTTGATCAATTCTATAATCTAAATAATTTTGTTCATTTGCAAAACCCAATGCATAATTAAATTCTAAGAAGTTATGAATTTCATTAACTAACTCTTCTGCTGTTATTGATCTTTTATTTGGATTTTCTTTTGCTATTGCATTTTTTATAGCTTCAATCATAGCAGACTCTTCTTTCTTAAGACCATCTACTTTAAGAGTTTCTGTTAAAGAAATAGGAATACCTTTTATTTTGTTTTCCAATCTTGTTAACTCAGCATCATATTGTTCATTAGAAATTTCTTTTTTTAAATTTTTTTTAACTAATTCCACTTTTTGATCTATAGTTTCAGGAGAATCTTTTCTACCATACTTTTCAAGTATTAATGGTAATACTTTAAGAGTTGGTGTAATTTTTTCATAGCCGTTATTAGAGATTAAGTTTTTTAATTGACTATCTGTTAATTTTTTTGTAAGTGCTGGCACAGCACTTTTTTTATAATCAAAACTCTCAATTAAATCCTCATCTAGTTTTATTTCATCAATAGTTAAAAAACTATCAATTGTTTTTGATAAGTATCTAGTTCTTTTTTTATACCTATCATTTATTAACTTATCTATAAATTTTCTATCATCTTTTACTTCTTCTAGTTTTCTACTATGATTATCAACCATTTCTGGAAAAGTAGTTAATAACCAATTAAGCAGCTCACCTCCAAAATCAAAAGCAGTAGTTTCAATATAGTGCTCTCTCCAACTTTCCGCCATAGCTTTTTCAATCAACCCTTCTATTGCTTTTCTAGTTAGTCTACCTCTATTCCTCTCAAAATAATCTCCACCCGCTTGACTATACATACTAACATTAGGAAAAATATTATAAAGCTGTTCATCATCAAATCTTCTCAAAGCAGATTCTAATAATTTTTTACTATTTCTAACATTGAAACTAAAAACCACCTCATCTATATCAGTAATTTTATTTGCAAGAGTACCATATTGCTTAAGATCATCAAATTTTATATCTTCAAACGATGCTTCTGTTATTTTATCTGCAAAATAAATATAGTCATGTATTTTTGCATACTCCTTCATGGTCATTAAATCTGACATATCTGAAGTTAAAATTTTCATTGCAGCCACTTCAAATGGATCTTGCGTACTAGCAAAATATCCTGTAAAAGTTTTTAAAACTTTATTAATCCACTCAACAAATGCTTTAAGGAAAGAATAATCTTCAGGAGCTCCATTTTTTTCTTCTATTTTTTTAATTGCTTCTCCAATTAATTGACCAATAGATTCTTCAGTAAGAGCATCAATAATTGATGCATTATCAGACATTACAGACTCATACTCTTCTCCATATTGATTTTTCAATAGTACTTCTAATCTTTCACCTGTTTTTGCAGATTTCCACAACAAATCTTTTAATGGAGAATTTGTCTTTAATAATCTATACCACCAGTGAGCTGCCTCCTCTGGCATCTTATTCCATGCGGCAGGTCTTTTATTAATGTCATCAATAATATCTACAGTACCTTTTACAAAGTTAGCAGCTGCCAATGCACCTTGGACAACAGAACCATCTTGTCTTAAAAACTCAGGAACTAATCTTTGTTGCACTCCTACAGTTTCTAAGAATTGAGAAACTGTATTTAAAGTGTTTATGTGAAACTCTATTGTATTATCGTTTTCACTATCTAATCCGAATAACTTTTCTTCTGAAGATCCAGGATCTTCTTTTCTAACCTCACCACTAATTGTTTCTGGTGCATAAGGTATTAACCAATACTCGCTAATTGATTTAGAGTTTAACCAAGTATTGAATGTAGTATCCTTAGTTGCTTCTTCATAAGAACTAAATCCTAATTTATTTGCAAACTCATTTAATTGTTGTTCATTCATAGACTTACCTTCCATGAATGCTTTACCATTTCTAGCAGAGTATCTTACACCTACAGAACTTATATTTAAGATTTGATTACCAGAAACATATCTAGCACCAGATATTTGAGTAAGTAGAGTTTTAGAATCTACTCTTAAGTTTGTAGTTCCTTGAACTACTTTAACATCACTAGGTAATGATTGAACAATATTTGAACTAGGTGCATTTACATTTGATGTACTATCTACAAGCTTTTTAATTTCTGTAGCAACATCATTTCTAAATGCATTAGGTGATATTCTATCAGCACCTTGTCTATCTACCACTACATACTTTGCTGTAGTACCTCTTAATAAGAATTGGAATTCATCTGTACTCTTATATGAATCAAATAGATTTGCAAAGAACTCAGTTGTAAAAGGTTTACCATCTAATTCTGTAAGTAGGAATACTTGGTCCCCATTAAAGTTGTTTATCTGATATAATGGGAAAGAGTAATTACCATCTCTAGTTTGATAGATACCCTGAGGTAATAATAATCTATTTACCACATCTCTGTTTGTATCTGTGATGCCAGATAGGTCAAACATCAATTCATTATTACTATCTGCTTTCCAAAGTTCAAATCTTGTATTACTTCCCTTAAGACCTCTTTTAGTATTTATCCCAGCATTTACAGGAAGTATTTTTCTAATACCTTTTGGATTAGTTCTTACAGTGTAAATAAAGTCTTTGTTTTTTGGTAGAATGGTATCTACAATACTCTTAAGTAATGTTAAAGAAATATCAGAATATTTACCTGGCAAGTACTTATCACTACCTGGATAAAAACTTAATCTAAGTGCTCCATTACCAATAGATTGTTTAGTTAATGTTGAAACAAGTTTTCTTAGAATAGAGTTTGTATAAGTAGCAGCTGTGTCTTTAGATATAGAAGGTAATGAATATATCTCTTTAAACACATCATTTAAGCCTTTTATGTATTTAGCAGATGTCATACCTTTTTGAGTATCCAACTTATACAACTTGTCTTGGATTATATCCAATCTCTTACTCATGTGAATGAATAAATCAGGTGCAATTATCTTTAAGAATCCTTCATTTCTAGATATACCACCATCTTTTACAATACCATGAACAGCAACATTTACTGCCATTTTATAAACAGACTCATCAGAATCAGTTAGTAATTGATAGAAATCATTAATAACTCTATTTTGATTTTCTGATGATAATTTACCACCTAGTAATGATGTAATTACTTTTGTCTTTCCTTTACCTGAAACTAATGCAGGCTTTATTGTCAAAGACTTTAGAAATTCATTCTTAGGAAACTTGCGCTTTAAAATATTTAAATCCTTTTCAATTTTATTATTTTGCCAATAAGAAATACTTGTGGCATCATGAATTGCTTTAACAAATACATCTTCTTGAGACATGTTGTTTTCATCAATATTGTCAATCCTTGATTGAACATATGCATTTAATGATGATAATCCAAGAATTGATTTCAACTCAAGAACTACATCTTCTATGTTTACTGATTTATCGTATCTAAATAATGAAGTAAATGCTTTGAACAAATTAGTTTCATCTAACAACACTTCTTTTGATCTAGTTGACATTTCAGTAATACCATCCTTTGCAAGTTTTTCTAAGTAAGGATGTTGTTTAAAGATATCAGGTGCATTTTCAAAAATCTCATTGTTCTCTATAAAATCAACTGCATCTTTAATTCCAGATAATGTTCTAAATGAAGGTCTTAATTTTTTAATTACATGAGCAAGCTTTCCAATCTTAAATGAAATAGCATTTCCAACTTTTAAAAACTCATTGTAAAATGACATTAATACAATACTACCAAGCTCACCTGCAATAATTTCTCCTTTATTATTCTTAATAGTAATGTTAAAATTATCTAAAGTATTTCCTTCTACACCTGATTCAACATCATTAAACTCTATCGTAATATTACTATGATCAATTTCAAATTTATTGATTTTGTTTTTAGATGGTTTTAATACTCCAAACTTTTCAAATGCTGTTTTATTAGCATTTACTAATGATAGAGTTTTGTTATTTAAGAATACAGAGAATCCCATTCTAAATGAAATACTTCTAGAATAACTAGGGTCATCATTCAAGCTATATTCTTTAATGGCAGATGCAATTAAATCTACAGAGTTAATTAATCTAGCAAACTGAGAAGGATATCCATAAATGTATAACGCACCTACAACACCTGCATTAATTTTAGAAATTTTTAATGGTGCTAAACTTTGATGCTTAGCGTCATCTAATGAAACATCTGTTGCACCTCCCATCTTTTGAACAGACTCATCTATAGGCTTATTAGTTTCAATAGCCTTACCATTATGTACAAACTTAAATGTAAAAGCTTTTGAGAGTTTTACATTTGATGATCCAATTAAAGCTGCTGATTTTACTTGATTTGCATTAGCTGAAACTGAATCTAGTGTTCCATTATTAACAGATCTAATTCGACCTACTGTTTGAAACTGGTATGGATCAGATTTATCAATTCCTTTAAAATCTGAAATAGAATCAACTATTTTTCTATCTGCTTTGTATTCATTAATTGCTTTTTCACCATCTGCATTTTTTATGTAAGTTTCATATACATCAGGGTTTCCTAATAACTCCATCTTCTCTAGTAAGATTTCATTATGCAATCTTGAGTGAACAGGATTACCTTCTTTTTTAGTAAATGCCTCAAGTGCATCAGGTGTAGATGGTAGATTATAGTTGTTTATTACATTAACAACTGCAATCAATCTATCCATCAACTTAAGGATATTACCTAAACTCTTGTTAGATGATACAACATTAGCACCCATTAACTGACCTAAAGACTCTAGGCCTGTTCCTTTCTTTTTGTTCTTATCATTTGTAGTTTGAATAGATAATGTTACACTCTTTCCTTTTGATAATTCTTTAAATACATCAGGAGATAATAAGTTTAACACATAGTCTTCAGTACCAGAAAAGAATTCGCGGACTTCATCTCCAAATAATCCAACAGCATTTGCTAATGATCTAGTTTTAAATTCTTGATCAGAATTAATTCTGTCTTGCTCGCTATCTACAAGATCTGCAAAAACAGGATCAGTTGCCATGTAATGTAAATACTCAAGAAACTCAGCATTCTTTTTACTAAGTCCTAGTTTAGTATATCCACTATAGTCCCCATACTTAACTAACTTACCTAATGTATTTCTATAATAATCATATGTCTCTGCATACAATGCATCAATATCTAAGTCAGATCCAGCCCAGAAGTGAACTTGAGAAGGTACTATGATAGAGTTACCATAAGTAGCATCTATATAGTCAACTACTTTAGCTCTAACCATAGATCTTTTATCAGCTGTTGGAATACGAGCTGCTAAGAAATCAGTGTAAAGTTTTTCAAAAAATTCTACTTCTTCTTTTGTAGAAGCTAATTCACGAGGAATAATTACTTCTACTACATAATCTATTAGCTTACCATTCTCATCATATGTTTCTTTTACAGTAGGGTATCTTCTTTTATATCCTGCATATCGTTCAGGATTTGCATCTAATTCTTTTCTAGGAACAGGCTTATCATTTTCATCTACAATTAATTGATAACCTGCCACTGAAACATGGTAGAACTTTTTACCTGCTACTTTAGGACCAAATATTGAATTGTTAAATAAACTGAAAAAATAAAACATTGGTTGTTTACCTAAAATAGATAAATTCAAATTAAATTTATTTTTATTGTTGGTATCCAGTGAGTAAAACTTTAATAAGTTTTCTCCAGCACCTTGTTTCATTAACCCAGCTTGAATTGCTTTAGTAACTAAAGTCTTAGGGTCATCAGTTTTAAATACTCTTTCTAATAACTGTAATCTTGATTTTACAATTTCTAATTGCAAATCAAGTATCTTTTTAGCACCTGGAAACTTCTTATGATCTAACTGAGCAGGTAATATCAGTTTCTTCTGAATACTATCTGTTGTTTTTTTAGAAATACCTGCAGTAGAAACTTGCTCATATACTAAATCATTTGGTATAGCATGAGCATTATATTCTAAGTTAATGTAACCATCTTTATTAATTACAGGTTTAACACTATCATTAAATGTCATCTCACCATGCCCTTCTAGAATATTATTTTCTAATAGGTTCATGTTAATGATTAATGGTTGTACAGTTCCTTTTTTAGATACAGTGTCATCAAATGCTACATCTACTCTAAAGTATTCAAGAGCATTTAATAAGTGATGATTAAAAGCTCTACCTAATTTTGGTTTAAAATAGCTATGGATTTCTTTAATGATTTCTCTATGTCTAGCTAATGCATCATCAGTGTATGTAGGATTGTCCATCTCTAATGCATCTAATTCCTCATATAATTCTGCAACACGATCTGGATCTGATACAAAGCTATTATCACTTCTATTAATGTAATGCTCTGAATCTTTATAATAAAAGTAAGGGTGTCCCACGGCTGGTTTATCAGAACCTAAAAATATACCATTGTCATTAAGCTGTATAATTTCATCAGTACTTAATGTAGTGTATCTTAGCTTTTTAAGCATTGCTTCTAATTCAGGCGAAAGAATACCATCTTTTCTAAACTTTTTAATTCTTCTATCTATTCCACTCCAACCTTGACCATCTGCTATTTTCATTTCTCTATCTCCACCCATTTCTTCATCAGTGGTAAGAGGTATTCCTGGATTATTAGAATCTAAAAATGCAGAAAGACCTTTGAATACTGCAAATACACTATTGTCATTGGCTTCTAGAATATTAATATTTCTATAGTTGTTACCTGCAATTACACCTGACTTTTGACGCTTAAAGAAGTTTATAACATTGTCAACACCAACAGCTAAATCCCCATCAAAAAGTTGGTTCATTTCTAAAGAGTTAAACCAAAAGTTATATCCAAAGTCTTCTATAAAAAGATCTTTTAAAGGAGCTGTTTTATCTTGACTGTAATAAAATTTTTCTTCTATTTCTCCACTCTCTTTTCTTTCAACTACCTTATCATATTTAGCTAAAGAAGTGAATTCACCATTTACTCTAAATCCACTAGGAATATCATCTAATTGAATATCAATTGATTTAAAATATTGTGCAAGCTCTGCTATTTGATCTTCAGCATAGTCAAATAATAATTCAGATAAAACCTCATCTACTGTATAGTCATAAGGATTATTATTAGCATCATAATATGTTTGTGATAAGATGTCTTCAAATGCTGTACCTGCAATTGCTGCATTTTTTAATATGCTATGGATATTACTTAAGCTGTCATTTTCTTCTCCAGCATAAGAAACTTCATAATCTCTTTCAAAAAATCCTTTTAATCTATTAAAGTTGTAAGCTCTTAATGTAAGATCTGATGATGTAACATTACGATCTTTAGTTGTTCTGCAATTATAATTTTCATATCTTATTTTAACTGCATCTCTTGTAGACCACTCATTAGCAATTCTATTATACTCTTGTTTAATGATTTGTTTTAATTTACTCTTAACTTTTCTTGCACGAGTTTTCTTATTAGTATAATCATCATACAAACTAGTCATGTTAAACTGAGTACTAGTTGCTTCTAACTGAGTAATAGGTTTTTCAAACATGATAATCTCTTGACCATAATTACCTGTTACAGAAAATCTATTAGCAAATAAACCTAATACACTTAATGCATACCCTTTATCACCTAAAGCTTTGTAAGTACTTTGTCTTCTATTGCCTTTACCAAACTCTTGGAACATCCCCCCAGCAACACTAATGTCAAAATTCTCAAAGAAGATACGAGCTGTATCTTGATCTATTGCAAATTGACTTTTATCATTTGGATTAAATGTAGTATTATTTATTATGGCAGCTAATGTTGGATTGTCTTCAAAGAATTTAGTATCACCATAATACTTTAGTAAAGTAGCTGCTAGGCCTTTCCATCTAACTTCATTTAAAATTTGTACAGAAGGAACATAAGGAATAGATTGATTAATAGGTTTGTTATCCTGATTTAAAATAGTATTGCTGACTAATGAAGGATCATACTTGATAGCAAAAGGAACAATACTTTCATACTCAGACATAAAACTATTAACTGCACTAGTTTTAATAGCATCTGTTTTATTAAGAGAATTTAATATTGTGTTATACTTATCTATGAAATCCTGAATATTAAAATAATTTCCAGCATTTAAAAACTTTTTATTTTGAGCAAGTATAGGATCAACAAAAGTAGCTTTTTCTTTATAGTTCTCTTTAACAGAAGCAGCTACTGCAAACTCAATTACATTTCTAGGTATGTTTAGATTAGCATAAGATGTAATTGTATATAACCTGTTTACAGTATAATCAAATGTTTCTTGATTAGTTGGTATAACATAATTATAGTTTTGAACTAAACTTTTAAGTTTTGCATATACTGGTAAATTAGATTCTAATTTAAATGATTCAAGTCCAATTTCTAAATTAGTTCTAAGCTTATCTAATACTACTTTAGTGTTATATCGCTGTATTAAACTATTAACTCTAAAACTATTTTTAACAGGAGACCTGTCAAAATTTTCTCTTTCATCTGTAGATACTTCTTCATAATTAGTATTTATACTAATAGCAGATATGTTTTTGTTTGCTCTATAAAACACATTAACAAACATGTTATAGAAAGGCATACCCAAAGATCTAGTTGGTAAAAAGTTATGCAATGATGCTTGTTCATCTAGTGTTTCATATACAGCCTTTAGAGTGTTATAATCATCAATTGTTTGAATCATGTCTTCACGGATGTAGCCTAATTCACTAGCTAATCCTGATTCATTGAAGTTATCAATATTACTTTTTAAATATTGGATATGAGTGTAGATAGCTTCAATTATATTCTCTTTTGGAGTATTATAAGTAATCTTTCTTATTTGATTAATTACATCACGGCTATTTACCATTTTATCAAATGCCACTCCTAGTCTTTCATCAACAAAAGTATACTTGATATACTTGATTAACTTTTGAAATTCAATACTTCCCTCATATGGCTTATAAGTAAGAATACCTCCATCCTCAAAATTCTCTCCCATTTCATCCTCATCACTCCTATCAAAATATGAATCATCTTCATTTTCATCAGACTCATCTCTTTCTGTTTGATCTTCTTCAGATGTTTTATCTTTAATAACTCCTACACTTCCAAATGATTTTTGCACTAGCTGTTTAACTTCTTCATATGTCTTATATGAAAAAGCATTAGAGCCATCTATATCTAAGAATGAATAACCATTAAGATCTAAATCATCAGTTAGGTTGTCTAATATAAAGTCTTCATTAACATCTGTTCTATGTGCAGCTCCCATCATGAATCTCATGTTTCTAAACATGGGCTCATATGTAGCAATTATTTCAGCAGAGTTTGGATTATCATCTGTAATAAAGTTGTTGATGTTAAAATAGTTGATTAAATCTCTAGTTATTTCATCATATACTTGATTAAAACTTTCCTGATTTCCTTTGACAATGTCACCAGATCTTTTAAGCATCTCTCTAGTAATTCTGTCAACTAACTGATCTGTAGTATAGTTGTCAACTTGCTTATAATCCATTTGAACATTGTCCCCAACTTTGATAAGCGAAGTAGGGATACTAGATAACGCATAAGCCCTAGGTGCAGCATACTTATCACCAATTACATCAGCATATTCTCCTTTATCAATCTTACCATATAAGTCATTAATTGAATTTTTAGCATCTCTGTATCCACGGCTCTTAAATAAATTAATAAAACCATCTAATAAAGAATAAAGCATTTTAATTAATGCATTCTTAGGTTCTGACTTATTTAATTTATAATCTCTAAATCCATCTGCTAAATATTCTTCATAGATATAATCTACAATGATGTTATCTTCAACTCCTGCAAAATTTCTTTTCTTTCTAAATTCATCCAAGTATACTTTTTCAGAACCAACTTGAAGATACTTACCAATAGAATCTGTTTTATAACTACCTAAGATAGTTTTAGCTGCTTCTAAGTATCTAAGTCTTTCTTCAGTTGTCAATGCTAATCTGAATACAGCATGAAATGCTTCATGATATATAACTCCACTTATAGGAAGAAGTTTGTTTAATGTGATTACATTATCTTCAATATAACCTAAAACAAAAGCAGACTCAACTTTATCAGCAATTATAGTAGGATCAATCTTAACAGATGATCCTAACATTCTTTTTACATCATCAATTTGTTTTTGAATTTCTTTACTTGCAACAAATGATAAACCATTTAAAGAAGTAACTAAACTATTAGCTCTATCAGATCTATCAGGTCTAATGCCTATCTTTCTAATAGAAGCTGGTTTTTTTTCTTCAGTCTTAACAGGAGTAGCTACTGTAGTTGTTTTAACTGTTGCAGCAGTTCCTAATGAAGGTTTTGCTGGTGTAATAATAAGCTCTCTTAAACTATTCTCTAAGTTATGCTCAAACACTTTATAGTTTAATAAAGGATTTGTAGATTTTTGTCTAGATGCTAATTTAAATTCTAAAGTATTAAGATTTCTAAATAACAAATACTTAATGTCCTTAGGATTTACTAAAGTTTTATTTTCTGGGTTTTTATCAGCCTTCTTAGATTCTTTTTCTATAAGGTTGTTTAAACTTGTATTTAGATTACTAATAGTGTTTTTAAATTCATTTTCAATCTCTGCTAGTACTTTCTTAGCAGTAGGAGTTAACAAATGTTTATTGTCTTCTATTTTAGCCTGAAGAATGTTTCCAAATCTCAACATGTTTTCTACAGAAGAAGAATATTCTTTAGGATTAATATTCAACTCTCTGTAAAGAATGTTTAATTGCTTTTGTATATCATAGTAATCAAAACTAAATTCAATAGACAAATTAGCTTTGTTAAGATTTTCTGCATATGCATAATCACCCGATGCTCTAAATCTAACACCAAACACAGGCTCATCATTCCAAATTCTTAAGAAATCAATATTTGCAGAAATACCTTTGTATGCATTAAAACCCCATCCTCTATTATTAAAAGTTCTAATCAACTGATTTAAAGCATCCGCAGTTTCTTCTGAAAACTCTGGCCTAAAAGTTTGCAATGCACCTAATGTAGATAAAAAGTTTACAACCTCTGATACTTCTGTAACAGGAGCAGCTCTATACATTGGCTTTAGAATCCACTCATTATTCTTAGTCCTTAATAAATAAAAATCATTGTATTTAGAGTTAACTGTATTCTTTAAAAGATCTGCAATTTTAGATTTAGATAAATTTTCCTTTTCAAATACTTTCTCATAAGAAAGTTCTTCATTGTTTTCATCAATGATTGTGTATCCTTGTTCAATTGAAGGTTCAAAAATAAATCCTAGTAGTGCATCCTTTTTAACAATACCAATGATGTTTTCTTCTCTTATGCTACTAGGTATAGCTTTCCCAGCAGACATTTGAGCTATTCTTACTGGTACTAAAGAATTAGTTGCCACTAAGTTTTCTTTAAACTTATCTAAAGTCTGAACAGGTTTGTATAAACCATTTTGTTCTTTTACAAAATCTGTAGAAGAAAATACATTAGATATGTCAAAGTATTTAGAAAACATTTGATGAGGAATTTGTAAAACAGTATCTTCATCCATCATTTCTAAGATTTCAGATTTCATTTCTTTTATCTTAGCTACAATGTTTTTTATATTTTCTATTTCTGCATCTGTAGGCATTTCATAAGTATATGCTTGAGCAGGGTTTTCATCAGGACCTTTTTGTACGTATTCTTCATATTTTTTAATACGTGTTGCTTCTTTGAAAATCTTTAAATCTTCATTGTTTGTCCAATCAATAAATCTAATTGTGCCATCAGGATAAACAAATCCTAAAGTATCTAATGACATTAGGTAATCCCAGTTCTGATCATCCTTAGAAGATATGATTATATCTAAACCAGCTCTTGGCATTAGGTTAGTTACAACAGGAGCTGCATTAGGGTTTGAAGCTAAGTAACTAAATTGAGTAGGTGTTAATCCAGTTTCAAAATCAATAGGATAACCTTGCTCATTTAATAAAGCAACTCTAGCTCTATTTGCTAAAATTCTTCTTCTATCAGCAATGATTTTAATTTGATTTGCTAGACCTACACCTAATGATAAACTATCTGATATTTTTTGATTACCTGTTCTATTATCTGAAGGAGTTTCTGATTGGATGCCTTGTTCATAAATTCTAACATCTTCAAACCCAACTCCATTTTTAGCAAGGTTTGCATTCAATCTATATTGACTTCCTGAAGAGTTTGTAATTTCTAAATTATCTTGACCATACACAGGAGTAATATAATCAGTTGGCTCTACAGTGTATAATGTTAATTCACTTTCATTTTCTCCAGTATACTCAGGGCTATAAACAAAGTATTGATCATTCTTGAATACAAGAAGTTTTATCTGACCATCTTTCTTTCTAACATATTGCATTTCTCCAAGTGAAGGAATGGCTCTAACATTAATTAGTTTTGATGCACTTTCTTCTATTTCAGATAACTCAGCTTTCTTCTGATCAATTAATGCTCTTAATGAAGTAGCAGAAGTATTCTTTACTTTAGATATAGCTTCTAAAAACTTATTGTATGCATTAATCTTAGCAGAGTTATCATACAATGCATCTTTATTTATAACATCTTCAAACTCTGCAAACAAATCATTTAATGTAGCATCAGATGCTTTTGTAAGCTTTGTAAAAATGTTATTTAATTTCTGAGCAGTTGTTAAAGGTTTTTTTGTTTCTTCTTTCTTAGCTGTAGTACCTGTACCTAAAAATCCTCTCTCTTGCCACAATCTGTCATCTCTTTCTTGTTCTCTTAAGTCTTCTAGTCTTTCTCTTTTAGGACCAGCTGCAGAAAGATCTGTCAATGCTGCTTCTTTAAGTTCATTATTTACTTTTGATATTTCGCCTGCTGTAGTAAGTTTTTCTCCTTTTACTTCAGGCTTACCTTCTGCAGCTAGTTCTGAAAAATATTTATTGGTAAAAATAACTTTAGATTGATCTATTTCTGCTATTATTTTATCAATGCTAGATTTCCAAGATTGTAAAATTTCAGGATTATCTCCTCTTTCAGTAGTTCTTTTTATAAAAGTTTCTTTACTTGTAGTAATTATTTTATCAAAATCATTTAAATTTTCTTTTAAAAATAACATATCGGAAACTACAAGCATTTTCCCACTTCTTTTAGATTCAGCAACAGCCTCTTTCCAAACTTCTCTCATAACAGCTTCAAATTCTGCTTTGTTTGAATCATTTCTCCATTCATTTAATCCTTTACTGTTTTGTTTATTTGCAGGTAAACCTAATTTTTTTGCAACTTTGGGTTTAAAATCAGTATCAAAATCTAATACTCCAGTAGGATTTTGTTCTTTAAAAGTAGTTTTTCCTAATCCTGGATGTCCCCAAATAATTTTATCAGTAGCTGACAGTTTAATTTCCCCACTTAAATCAGCTTCATCTGCTGCTACAGGTTCTGTAAGGATTGATTCAATACCTTTTAATAACTCTTTAAAGTCTGTAGATGTTTCATTTAATTTATCCTTTACTAAATCTGAGATTTTAATAGGCAATCCTTCTGTAACAATACCATTAGTTTCAGTGGCTGATTCTACATTTAAAGCATTGTTATATACTATACCCATAAACCAAATAGCATGGACCTTTGCCTCATCTTCAATAGGCATTGCCATAATACTTTTAATAGATTCCCTATAGTATCTATATTTTCCTCTATCATAGTTGATTGACTTTATGAATAATGTTTTAAGATTTTCGTAAGGAATTCTACAAATTTTCATAATTGTGTAATTTATCTTTTACAGATGAAGTCTTTAAATAAAGAATCATCATCATATGGATTTTGTTTAGTTTTTTGTTTCTTAGATGCTTTTAAATCTTTTGGATTTAACTGAGCCATATCAATAGCTTTGTCTATATCAGGTGCTGTAAATAGATTAGCAGCAGGAAGTAGCTCTTCCATTTTAACAGCCACTTCTTTTCTATGCTTTTCTATTTGATCTTTTGCATTATCAACAGCTTCTACTATTCCTGTCTTTTTTGTTTTTGAAACACCTCTAGTACCTCTAGTACCTTGTTTTGGTCCTTTGGTTGTAGATTTTCCAGAGCCATCAGCAGTTTTATCTTTTGCTTTGCTAGACTTTGTTGCTTTTCGTTTTGGTTTGGTAATGATTTGTTCTCCATATTTTCTATTAATAGGATTTATAATGTGCTTACTAATATAGTCAATTGCATTAACAACATATACACTTTGTTCTATTTTTTGAAGTTTTTCATAAGTGTCTTGAGCCCATGCTGATAACTTCTTAATTTCTTCTTCTGATAATTGATTTCTTGTTTTATTGTTAAAGTACTTGTCATAGATATCTGCAACATCATCAGGCATTGCATCAATCATATCATTAACTATATTCTTAGTAATCTGACCTTTAGATCTAAGTTTAACTCTAACTGTCTCTGCAGGAGTAATGCTTTCTAAAACTTTATTTGCTTCATCTAGTGTTTCTTGTGTAACATTTACACCATTTTGAATTCTAGAAATTCTTGCAGTATTTACTAAAAAAGCAACTTTACTATCAGGATTTCTTTTAGCTTCTTCAATTGTCAAAAATACAGTATTTCCATCTTGATCTGTATATGTTATGCCTAAGAAACTACCTTTCTCATCTTCTTGTATTGTGTATTCTCTACCATCAATTCGAAGAGTACTTTCTGAAATATACTCAACTGTATGTCTATTAATGGTTTGGCTATTAGGATTAACTCCTGTAATAGTTTGTTCTTCTTCAGCTAATCCATCTTCAATAAGTTCAAGACCAACAATATCATCTAATATCAAATCATTAGACTTATCAACCATTTCAAGTCGCCCTGTTTGTTCATTTGTTTCCCATATAAATGATGTAGACCCATAAGAATTATCCTCACCTATTTCAATGATGTCTTCTGTACTATCTAACTGAATGTAAAAACCTTTTTCATTACGCTGTAATGTTCCTTTTCTACCTTGGTATATTACTTGCTTACCTACTAGATTCTTAAGTTTCTTTACTTCATTTGCAATTACTTGATGTTCTTCAGTTGATTCAGGAGTTTCTGTTGTACCAGCTTCTTTATCATATAGAGCTTGTTCATAGTTCTCTATAAAGAAAAACAAATCATCGGTACTCATATCAAATAGTTTGAAACCTTCTTTGTCTTTAAAAAAGTTTTCAATTTGTTCATCAGGAATTAAATGACTAATTTGCTTATTACCATCTGCATCTTTATAAACTCTTTGAAGCTCTCCTAAAAAATTACCATCATCATCTTGCTTTGCTTCGTAATGATCTGATAAGAATTCAACAGCTTCTTCTTCAGTCATTAATCTAATATTAACAGGAGCTGATGCAAGCATATTAAATGCTTCTTTTTGTAAATTTAAAAAGGCTGCTTCTGCTTCTTTCTTTTTTACTTCAGATTGTTCTACTTGTTCATCATTGAAATCATTGATCATTTTATTAATTCTTTCTAAATGATCATATAACTTTTTACTAGTTTCAATAGATGTAAAAGGTGAACGAGCTATCTTTAATAACTCATCCATGTCATTAGGATTATTGTTTACATATCTTTCAAAGATCCCACTCATCTTTGCAAGCTCAGTGTACTTATCATGCATCAATCTTGCAAATGCACCAACCCTGGCATCTTCAAAAGAATGCATTAGTTTCAATGAGTTCTTAGGATCTGCTAGAAGATTTACAGAATACATATATTCTTTATAGTCTCTGTTCAATCTTTGATAATCATTGATGTCTTGAAGAATATTAGTTATCTCTGTTTTAGAAACTACAGTTTTTATATTATTTTGTTTGTTCTTAATTGTATAATATTCAGCAAGAATACCTGATAAGTTATCTTGTTCTTCTGCTGTTAAAGTTGTAAAATCTAAAGGAAGAGAAACCTCTTGAGTTTCCTCTTGATTATTTTCTTCATTTATTGAAGTTTGCTCTTCTATTTTATAAGCTGCTGCATTCCATTTCTTTAGTACTTCTAATTCTTTTTTCTTTAACTCAATTAGATTAAGAGTCTCCTTTGTTTTAACTCCTTCTATTTCTTCTAATGTTTTTATTTCATTATTTAATATGCTAACTTGTACTTCCCCTAATTGATAATCCGTAATAGTATTGAAAGTACTTGTTGCAGCATTACCTATTGATTTATTTTTTTCAGAAATATTTCTAGCAATTTCACCAGCTCTTGTCAGACTATTTTCTGCTTTAGCTTCATTAAATGCTATATTATGAATAGCATCTTGTAAAGCAGCTACAGAAAAACTATATCTTTGTTTTGCATGAGGATCAGTTCCAACATTTTCTATTGTAAAATACTGACCAAATTGATTATTATATTTGTCATATAATTCTGAATATCTTTCTAATTTTCCAGTTAGATCTGACATAAATTCTGCAGGAGAACTTTTTCCAAATTCTTCTACATCAATACCAGTAGCTTCTTTAAATTCTTTAGGATCATATTCAGTTCCATATGCATTTAAAAAAGTTTTGAATGCATCAAAGGTTCCTGTTCTCTTTGCATAAAGAGCTTGAGTTATAATTGCAGAAGAGCTGTTGTTAAAGTATTCATATTTTAAACCACTCTTTGCAGCATCTGTCATTGCAGAATTAAAAGATAATTGAGACTTAATATTTCTAATAGGCTCTTCTAATACTGAAGAAGGTTTTGAACCTAACACATTCAAGCTTTCTAACATCTTATTTAGTTGCTCTCTGTGCTCTTTAGATTCATTAAGTCTTGTTGACACTCTTTCCATAGTTCCTGTGATAGGACTAATGAATAACCCTGTCATTGCACCTTGTAAAAAAGTAGCCCACCCTTTTTCAGAAACTTGATCATCAACTGCTGCTTTAAAATCATCACTCCAAGTAGATACTTTACCATCATAAATATCTTTATAATGCTTTCTTAAAGAGAAATTAATCCCATCTTGAATATTCTCTTGTAAACCTTCTAGTAATTGAATTTTACCCAAGCCTCTAGCAAAGTCTTTACCTACTTGTTTTGCAACAGCTTTTGATCCAAACAATTTATAGATATCTCCTGCATCTGAAAATGCTCCTAAAAATTTTCTCTTGTATGTTTTGAATATAGCTTTCTCACCAACTCCTGCAGTAATCCCATAAAACTTACCAGCATCATTAGCAATAAGATTTAAGAATTTAGAATCAGCTCCAAACTTTCTAAAGAAATTACCAAATGCTATCTTATTCATTATTGCTAATACAACAGCATTTCTACCAAAATCTTTTGTAGCTCCTTCTAAAGCATTCTGTCTAAATAATTGTTTAGTAGCTTCATCAGGATCATTGTTATCATTTTTTTCTTTATATGAGCTAATAGCATCTTCGTATATATCTGCATATGTACCACCACCTTCTGTAGCTGCTTCTGACACTGCAAAATTATATTCTTGATAACCTCTTGCTAAACCACCTACACCAATTCTAGCAATTTCTGCTTCTGTAAATGCAGCTACTCCCATAGTAGCTCTTGCCGCATTTGCTTTTTGAATTAAAGAACCTGCTTCTATAACACTTCCTACAATTGGAATATGCTTTCCAGCATTTGCAAATTTTTCAAATAATGTCTTCTGACCTAGTCTGCCAGTATTTTCTGTAATCATTCTTTCAGCAGACTCTTTTAATGCTTTTTCTTTAGCTGCTGTACTTATGACATTTGTAGTTTCTCCTATTTCTGCTGCGACAGTTGCAGATCTAGCTGCAGCACTTCCTTGAAATAGTTTAGATAAGTTTCCAAATTTTTTAAATAAAAAAACATCTTGTGCAAATCCTGCCATTGTACCTAAAGTAAAACCAGCATTTTGAAAAGCAGATGACAAAAATTGTCTTGTAAAAATATCATGTTGACCTACTCCTTCAGGATAGTATATAGGATTATCTAAAGCTGTTTTTTCTTGTTCTTTTCCAATTGCAGCAAACTCAGCTTCTGTCTTACCCAAGTAACTTGTATCAAAGTGATACATTGCTCTTAGTAATCTAGGAAATCCTGTATTGTATTCTCCATATGCTGCTATGCCATTATCAAGCATACCAGATATACCCGTTTTTAAAGCATCTAACTTTGACCAATTATCTGCTGCAACTTTTTCATTATCAGCTAGAGGATTCATGAAAGGAGCATATTCAGCACTAGGCCTATATCTCTTTAAATCATCAGGATTATAATATTGAGTAGTTGGTGCAGATGGGCCTGGAATAAATACTTTACCACTGTGCAGAGTCTTTCTAAAAATATCATTGTCATCAAGTGGATTAGGATTTGATACTCCTAGTTGTCCACTTGCAATTGTATTTGTTATTTGACTACTTGAAGACATTAAAGGGTCTGATGATTCAAAACCAAAATCCCCAGGTTTAACACCTAATATTTTTTCCATTATTAGCTTAACTTTACATAGTTATTTGAATTATTTACCACATTCTGAGCATGTGTTCGCTGATTTTTTTCCATGTCGCTGATAATATAATTTTTAACTGTATTTAAAGTTTGCTCTATTAGGCTATTAATTTCTTGGCTTTTTCCAGATTGATTATTTAAATACTCGCCATATGTTATATCTGCAGGATATTCTTTCCATCTACCTCGTGCTTTTACTCCTACATATAGTTCACTCTTTACTTTATCAAAAGTAATATAACCATCTTCAATTCCATGAGTAAACATGTAACTTGGTAAATCTACTTTACTACTTCCTTTAGCTAAACCATCAATAATCCAACTAACAGGTTCACCTGCTTGTCTAAAGTAGTTAGCTACATTTGATAAATCACCATACACAGGATAGTTATATGTTTTACCTAAGAAAGATGTTTCTCCAGTAGCTCCCCAAATATTATTAGCATCAGATGCACTAACATAAAAAACAGCACTTGGTTCATCAGCACCACCTAGCAATGGAGTACCATCTTTCTTTGTCTGTAAAGGAACTTCTATTCTAAAATCACCAGTTGGTAATTTTGCAATATTAAAACTTGGTACAAAGTAATTAGCTAATTGAGCACCTAAATTTCCATACTTAGTTTGCCATTTACGATAATCTTCTATATCTTCTTTACTTCCTTTGTTTGAACCAATGCCATCTATCTTATAAGCTTTTTGAATTAATTCTCCAATTGCATTATAATTAAAACTTTTAGGGTCGTTTACTATGTTTGCAGTACTTGACCTCTCACCAGCTCTATTTTTAAGAGCAGCATAGTTTGGTATAATTCTTTCTAAAAATGCATCTCTTTTTTCTTCAGTAAATGCATAACCACCCACAAGAGGTAATCTTGAATACCAAGAATTACTAGCATCTGTTCTAGGAATTGTTCTACCAGTAGGTTTACCATCTTTATCTTTTTCTTCTACCCAATATTCGGTTGTCTTATAAGATTCAGGTAAGTTTTTAATCATTTCTTCTTCTTTCTTCTTTAAAGAAACATAATCACTAAATGCAAGAGCACCTTGTCGAACTTTATCATTTGCTTCTTTATACTTAAGGAAGTCACCTGAATAACTTCTAACTCCTGCAAGAATAGTATTAGGAATATCTGAAGTTGAATTTATCGCATTAATATTGCCATTAATTAACTTTAAAAAACCTAAAGCAGTGTTATAATCTTTTTTGTATTGATCATTTGCACCTTGAAATGTCTTACTACCAGGTTTACCATATGTAGCATAGTTTTGCATTACATTCATTAATGCAGATTGAGCAGCTGTGTGCAGATACTTATCAGAATCATGAGTAGCTGCTTGTAAAACAGTTTCATTTAAATAACCATCTAATGCTGTTGTCTGAAGATCTGATAATTGATTTTGATACATTTGATTAAGATCTATATCTTGCTCAGCACTTCTTGGTGCACCAGGTGTTATTTTTCCAGTACCAAAGTTACCACCACCCCCACCAGATCCACTTCCTCCACCAGCCCCAGCTAATGCTTTTTCAAAATCAAGTCTAGCTTGAAAAGTAGCTTTGTCTTTATCATTATTTAATTTATAATCTTCTTGTTTTTTAAATATTTCCCAATCTAATTTTTTCTCTTCAATACCATATAAGTAATCTGCATTTTTTCTTTTTAAATCTAAATCAAAATTATAACCTGCCATGAATTTTTGCCAAGCATGATTTTCATCTTGAAGTACTTTTTGATTTACTTGTATTGAGCGTTCTGCATTACTCATTGCATATGTCTGAGCCCATCCTTTAGCTAAACTATCTTTCATTGATGGCAGTAAAGAATACTCAGGATTATTCATAAACTGTTGAAATACATTCTGAATCTGTTGGTCTTTATCTGTTTGATTTGAAGCTAAATCAGCTAACTCTGTTTCGTATTTAGTTTTTAACTCAGATAATTGATTATACATTTGCTCATCTTGACTTCCTTTTGGAACATAGTTCTTATACTTATTTTTAATCTTTTTAAGTTCTATGTCTATGTTAGCTATTCCATCATTTAATCCTTTCTTATAATCTTCATGATTTGCATAGATACCTAATGAATTATCTTTAGCAACTTGCTGATAAGCTTGCTCTTTAGTCATGTTAGGATCAGATTGCATTAATGCATCTATCTGCTGTCTAACTTTAACTTTACCTGAGACTAAGAATTGTTGATCATATGTATCACCCATTTGCTGTCTAGCCCAATCTGTAAAGTTTGGAATAGCTTGTCTGCCATTTACATCAGTAACAATATAAGCACCTGTTAATCTATCTTCTTTTATCTGTAGTTTTTGCTTAGCAGCTGCTTCATTCAATACATTTTGAATATTAGCAAAAGGTACAAATTTCTGAGGAGATACTTTAAAGATACTACCATTACCTCTTTTAGCATTTTTCATATCCTGCTCAGCATAACCCATAGCAGCTTCCATTACAGGGCTATATTGAGAAAATACTTTTTCATCAGTAGATGATCTAACTTGTTCTAATTTAGATCTTTCTGAAGCTTGCATTGATGAAAAATTTAAATCAGTTACAAATTCTCTATCCTTCACCAATGGCTCCATTAAAGCACTTGCCACAGAAACATTTCCTGGATTAGAAAAATCTACTCCACTAAGATTATTTAAATACTCGTCTATTTTTTTAAAGTACTCAGATCTAAATTTCTTATTATCATCTGAAGTAATGTTAGCATTAAGTAATGAAGTAATTGTTGATTTATATTTATTGAATCCTTCTAGATATCTTCCTTGTACAGATGCTGCTGCTTTAGTAAGCATACTAAAGTCAGGAGCTTCCACACTTACATTTGCTATTACTGAAGATGGATTAAATGCTGTTGCCATATTATAATTTTAAATTTATTGTCCAAATGGGCTTAGTATTGCACCACCAGTACCTGTTCCTCTATTGCGTTGGTAAATTGAATTAAGATAATTTCTTGCAGCAGTATTTGCAGCATCAATTGCTTCTTTTTTATCTAGGCCATACCCATTAGGGTCTGAATACATTTTGTAATAATAATCAAATGCATCATTATAATCAACACCTGATCCACCACCTGTTAAAGGAGTATCATAAATACTTTTCAATGTAGGGTTTACAGCAACACTATATGGTGTTTGGAACTGATAAGGATACTGTGCATTTATCAACATCTGATTTAATACATTATTATAGCCTTTACCAAAAGCACTTGCAAATCCTGCATCTTTAGCATTTTGATTCATTGCGTTTTCTTTAGCAATTGCATTAATGCTATTCATATAATCACTCTTTTCTTTCTCACCCAGCATTGTAAATTGATTAATGTTTTGAACATTAGCCGCTTGAGTCTTTAAGAATTGATCTGTATTTAATGCTTCTGTTTGTTGTTGAATATCTGAAGCAGCTTTTAATCCTTTTCCAGTAACACCTAATGCAGAACCTCTTGCTTCAGGACCTGTACCCATTCCTTCAACTGTTTGAGTAACAGCACCTATTGGTTCATAGTTTTCATTTCTATAAACAGGAGACATTAAAGAAGGATTTGGTAATCCATAGTATGCATGATAATCAGGTATTTTCATACCTGCTGCAGCAATCATAGCAGCTTGATCTGAAGGAAACCATTGACCTAATCCATAACCTGTAGGTGATTGAAATCCTGGTTTCCGTGTAGTTATAACTTCTTCTTCTGGTGTTTCTTCTGGATCCTTCTCAGTTTTAGTTTCAACTTTTTTAACTTTCTTTTTAATACCTGGTGCAGACCATGTATAAATACCAAACTTTTTATCTTTTTGATATGGGCCTTTTTTATTGACAAAATACTCAGATAAACCATTGGCCTTTCTCCACTCATTGTATTTATTTTGAAACCATTCTACAGCTTTCTCTCTTGTTGCGTTATCTCTAGATGTAGCATCTGCTCTCCATGAATCAACACCACTACCATAATCTTTAAGAATAGTATCATGACGAGTAATAAAGTTGTCTACATCCAATGCTTCTTGTGCATTAGTTTCAGAATTAGTTACTGTATAGTACCCTAAATCTGGATCATAATGTTGTGTATCAAATGCTCCAAACTTTTTATTAGGCATTATTACTTCAAAATCATCTGTATTTTGAAGAGCTGTTTCTGGAATAAGTTGAGTAAATTCTCCAGTATCTGCAAACTTTTGTAATTCACCACCTGTTTTCTTAGGCCATAAATAACTACCTGTTGTATCCTTAGGATGATAATTACCACGTCTTATTTTTATTACTTTCTTTTTCTTTTCTGCTGCAGCTTTGGCTGCTGCTTCTGCTCTAGCTTTAGCTTCTGCCTCTGCTTGTGCTTTAGCAGCTGCTGCTTGTGCTTGTGCTTGTGCTATACTATCTGCAGCTGAATAATTAGTTAGTACTTTATTAGAATCTACTGCTACCTTGTTAGAATCTACCATAGGGGTAGTTCTAAACATGCTATCTGCAATATGATATGCTACAGGATCCCTCATCATCTTTTTAATATCATCATTAGATGCTGTAGGATAAAGTTGTTTAAATATATTAAACATTGCTAAACTATCTGCCTGAGCTTTTGCAAGTTTACCAGTATCAGTAACAGAAGGAACTGTAGGAGTTCCTATAGGATTTGCAGGTATGCTTTTACCAGGATTACCAGGTTGAGGTCCACTAAGTAAATCAGTAGTTGCATCTACAATTCCTAATCCACCAGCTAAACCTACCCATGGTAAAACTTTTTTTAACAAAGGAGATCCTGCATAGATATCTTTTGCTTGTTGCCATCTTGTATATGCTTCTGCAGATGCATTTGCTTGCTCTGCTGTAGCACCAGCTGACTCTGCTGCTGCATAAGCAGCTTCATATGCTGCTGCTGCTTCTTCAGATTCTTGAAGCCCTTGCTCTGATGGTCTAGTCCATCTTCTGCCTTTTTTTACAGCATTGGCTGCAACTTTTTCTGCTTCTGCAGCTGCTTCTGCAGCCTTTGCTGCAGTCTCTGCAGTTTTAGCTGCTTTAGTACCTCTAATTGTATTTAGAGTCCATTTACCAGCATTCCACACTAGTTTACCAGCTTGTGTTATTCCCCATAAGCCTCCAGTAAGACCTAATACATCTAACATGCCAGCATCACCTGTAGGCCTTATTTTTGGCACAGCCCCAGATTGCCATGTATCAAGTCTTTGTCCATCAGGAGTTTGCCAATATTCAAATCCAGGTCTTTGTTCATAAGATTGACGAAAATAATAATCAAGTGGTAACTTACCTTCTACCACCACCTCATCCATCAATGGACTTATGTTGCCTGTAGATTGATCTACAAAATAATTTTGACCTGGTCTTCTAATGCCTACTGGAATACTTTGATCACCTGGATCATAAAATACTCCTGGATCAGATGGATTAGCTTCTAACTTATAACCTAATCTTCTTTCAAGATCATCTAAAGTTTCATATTGGTATTTATGATCACTACCAGACCTTGTCATCCACTTTGTTTCTTCACCATCTTGTGCTCTACGTAGTGTTCCACCTCTTTTCATTTTTTGTGGACCTTGTGGGTGTTTAAAATCTGATCCTAACAAAGGCATAGCAATAGCAGGAATTCCATCAGGAAATCCTTTCATACCTTCTTGCACAAGTGCCAACTGACCCAACTTTTTCATGTTGTTGTCAATCATCAACTGAGCAGTCTTCTTTGTCATTGCATCCGCATTAGGATCATTTAACAATGCTTTATATTTATTGAGATCATATCTCTGAGCTACCTTAGCAGGAGTCACTGCTTTACTACTAGACATATTAAAGATACCCTTCAATAAATCTTTATTTTTTATTAAAAGACCTCTATAGTCAGAGAATACAAAGCTACCATCTGGAACATTTAATGGTGTACCACCTTGAGAGTGTCTCTTGCCACCAATCTTAGCATGTTCAACCATGCCATCATTGTCAAGATCTCCCACCACAGTTTCTCCTCTCTCAGCCTCAATAGTAGCCTCATCTCTTGGTACAGCAGAAAGTGTAGTAGTTACATTATTACTTGCTGTTTTATTTTCGTAGTTCCAAATACTACCTGTTACAAGGCCATAGTTGCGCTGGTCTCCCATACTACCACCTCTGACTCTATTAATTTTTACTTTCATAAACTTTTAAAATTTATTTTTGTAAATGCTGCTTATTTAAATTTACAAATATTTTGTGAAATTATCAAATAAATTCTACACTTCCTCCAGCTGCATATATTTGCTGAATGAATGCATCTTGTTCTTCAGGACTAAGAGTTGATAAATCTACTTCAGAACCATCTTCATAATCATCTAATATGCTACCACCCATTTTAGCTTCACCGATTTGAGTTAAATATGCTGATGGAAAATTGTTATATCCAAAGTTTTGATTACCAGGAGTATATGCATTCATTCCCATGTAGTTAGTAGTACCAACAGGACTTGGTGTACCATTTCTTGTAGGAGCTTTATTAGCAGCTCCTTTGTATGCCATTCCTGTACTCACAGTATTAAAGTTATCTTGAGCATTTTTATAGAGAGCTTTTCTATCATTTTCTTTAATTCCTGACATTACTCCAGATTGAAAGGCCATAGTATTCATATAGTTATTCATTCCACTTAATGGTGTACGATATGAGAATGTCCAATGAGCATCTCCACCAGGAGCATACTTTTCAATTCCTCCTCCAAACTCATATCCATTCCAACCTTTGCCGCGACCTCTTGCCCAATGCTTATAAGCCCTATCATCATTTCTATATAAGCCAGTATTAAAATCATCATCTGCATTATACATTTCATTTAATGCATCTTGTCTTTTTTGCATTCTTGAAGCTTCCCAACCTCTTCCATTAGGATTTCCCCATGGTTTATACGGGTTATAATCAGTATCATTTATTCCTTTTCCATAGTTTCTAAAAGCTCTTTCTAAATTATGATATCGTGTTTCATCAAAATTAGGATCATTCATCATATCTGCATATTTAGGGTTATAAATATTTTGATCATAATCCCAACCTTTTCCTCTGTAATTTTCATTTTTAATACCTCTCTCATATTGTCGTAATGCTTTATTCTGATTACGATATGCATTTATATTAAAATTAGTATCTGCTAACATAGCATTCATTCTATCTTGCAAATTACTATTTTTATTATTTGAATTTGAGTTTTGATCATTGTTTTCAGAAGTTTGATCACTGTCATTATTTCCAGAACCTTGATTATTATTTGAACCAGGTCCACTATTTGTATTAGGTCCACTATTTGTACCAGCTCCTTGACCAGAAGCACCAAAGTAATAAGGAACTGCTGCTAATGCTCCTGCATTTTTAGCTCTAAATCTTTGTTTCTTACCATCAGCATTGTAGTAAGTACCTCTAAATTTAGGCTTGCCCATCAGTCCCATCATTCCCATTGGATTTGCACCCATGCCAAAAGCACCTAGTGCTTGTCCTAATAATCCAAGACCTGCTCCTGCTTGACTACCTAAAAGTTGAGTAATTGCATTACCTCCAACATATGATGCATATGGATTAGAAAAATTAGAACCACCTGGATTAGAACCACCACCTGAATTACCAGAACCTTGATTATTACCACCTTGGTTATTACCAGGATTAGTTGACCCTGCTCTATTTGAACCAGCTACACCAGGGTTGTTGCTATAATACATGTCATAATAACCAGATTCATTTGCTGGTAAATTATATGCTGTACCATCATCCCCTTCATAATACCACTCATTAAATTTATTATCAAATTTTATTTTTCTATTTTGACCACTTAAATCTTGATATACATAATTTGGATCATTATAGTTAATTCCATCTGCAGCTTTAGGTAAAGATCCACCATTCACATATTTTGCAAAATCATTTACACTACCAAATTTACCTTTCTTCTTTTTCTTAGGATTGTGATCCATACCACCTTCTTTTAAAATTTGATATAACTCATCAATATTAGATTGACCACCCATCTCAAACATAAAGTTAGGTGTAGTTTCACCTGCTCTATCATATGGTAAATATGTTTGAGCTTGAGGAAATGCTTCTCCACCTGCTTTCATTGCACCCAATGCACCTTGCATTTGCACTTGCAAATTTGCAGGTAATTGATTTATAGGAATTTGCCCATTCATAGCTTGTTGCATAAGCATACCTTCTTTATCAGATTTACCATACAAATCTGAATACATTGGATTATTTATTGGATTACCCATTCCCATCATAGAATCACCCATGTTTCCAAAACCACCAAGGAAATTGCCTAAATTACCTAGACCAGCTTTAGGCAAAGATTGCCCACCTGCTTCATATAAGTCATCCATCATATAAGCAGTACCACCATTAGCTTTATAATACCAATTAAGATTTTGAGCTTGTGGTGATGGATTATAATTGTCAAAACAATCAATGCAAGGTTGGCCACCCATCTCGGCCATCCCCATTTGCTCTTGATCTTGTTGCATCATATCTTGTTCATCTTCTTGAGATACTTGTTCTTCTTGAGATGCTTGTAATTCTTTAGCAACAGCTGTCACTAATCCTTGGGCCTGTTCAACTGACATTCCCATTTTTACAAGTTCTTGCATAATTTGTTTGGGATCAGCACCTTGCTGAAGCCCTTGAGCAACCATACTGATTATTTTTTGTTGTTGATCAGAAGATGCTCCACCTTCTTGAGCGTATTGCATTGTATTCATTTTATCTGAGTTTGAATAATTAAATGTACCTAATGAGTTAGCAGGTATTTCAACTGCCATGTTTCCTGGAACCACTACATTCTCTTGACCAGGTTGAGCAAATATAACATCTCCTGTTGGACTTAGTATGTAAGTGTGATCTATTTGATTCTTAAAAGTAAGAGGAGTATATCCATCTCTGCCTTTAATGATTGCACCATTTGTAGGATCTACATCTAGTCCTTGCTGGTCTGTTCTAAAGTGTATTGGTTTTCTATCCATTTTATTTATTATTTATAGCCTCTTGCTTTTAAGGCATTTATTATTGTATTATACATTTGATCATCTATATCTGCTTTTGCATCCACTTTAGTTTTTTTATCGTTTGGATCATTAATTATTAGCTTACCATCTTTGTCTTTTTTACCTTCATAATATTTCATATAACCATCTCTAATTTCTTTATGAGTTATAATATCTTTTAGCTTTAAGTTATATGTATCTAATAGTTCACTAATAGCTTCTACAGTAGATTCTAATTGATTAGGTGTAAGAGGTGGTGCATAACCACCACTATCATTTCCTGGATTTTGAAGTTCTATACCATATGAAAAATCATTTACATTATCTCTATTTTCATATCTAGAGTGACCTGCGTGAGCTGTTACTTGTTCTGGTGAAGCATAAACTCTTCTTGTACCATTTGCTAATACTGCAAGATGTGCATCATTTTCACCAGGTCTCATAAATTGATTATGTAAATCTATATCAGATTGTGTCCAATCACCTTTTGCATCAGGTTTAAATGCAGTCCAATGTAATACAATTTTTTTCATTTCATTTTTTAAAGCATGTCCTTTTTTATAACTTTCATCTTTTTCAGTTCTAATATTAGGACTTTGATAGTATTCTACTTTGTGTCTGCTAGGGGTTGTGCCTGTACCTGCAATATACAATACATTACCTGCTACACCACCTGAATTTAATGCATCATATTCTTTTAGTCTATCAGAGGTAAAAGTTTTATCTTTAAATGAAAGTCCTTTTGAATAAGTTCCATTATCTGTTGCATAAACAGTAACATATTTTGAATTACCTTTTATCTTCTTAAATTCATTTTTAATATGTTTAAGACTACCCATTACAAAGTATGTCTTTTTAGTATCAGGGTTTTGCATAATAAATTTACCACCTTCTACAGAACCAAAATAATCTTCATCACCATTAGTTCTTGTCATGATATTGATACTACCTTTTTTTTCAGTCTTCTCATCATCTGATAACATATTAGTAATAGGTATTTGATAATTATTATTACCATGATCTAAATCAGGTTTTGTTCTAGATTTACCATCTATTTCATCAAACGATACCACCTTGTTAGAAAATGTTTGTGAAATTAATACATCCTTTCTGTTTTTAAAATCTTTGAATGTACCAGCTACAAAATTTCCATTTGCATCAACTCCAAAGTATGTGCTATTATCAGATGCTGCCTTATACTCACTTGGAGCAAGGAATGGTCTAAATGCAGTTATTATTGCACCATCTGATTGGAAAGGTGTATAGTCTCCTCTATTTCTAACTTTAAATTTCATATTAGCTAAATTTATATTACCTGCTAATAAAGTTTGACCTGTTTTGTTTGTTACATTTGGTATTTCAACTTCTTTTAATTGAACTTTATTTTTGTTAAGTTTGTTATAATATTCAATTGTTCCTAGTGGTTTAGGTGTTTGCTTTTCACTAAAATCTATTTTAACTGCATCAGGATCATCTCCACTATACATTTTATATTTTCTAGTTAATCCATTTATTGCAAGATTTTTATAGTAGTTAGCTACGTCAGCTGCTTCATTATAAGTATTTTTAATATCTCCAACTACAGTTGCTAAATAATCTTCTGTTCCACCAACAAGAGTTGATAATTCATTTTGAATGTTTTCAGTCAATGAAGGTTTTTGTTTAACTACTTTTGAACTAGAATTACCTTTTACATAACCATTAAAAGGATCAATGTTTATTTTAGGTGATGCAACTGATCCACTTGACCAAAGATATTGTAATGAAGGTTCTTGTTTTTTAGGAGTAGGATTATATCTTTGTTGATAGTTATATTGATTAGATTTTAACAATCCTAAAATATCTTTTTCTTCATTGCTATAACCCATCATTTGATATGTGTTATCCAAAAACCCATATAAGTTTTTCTTAGCAATATCATTATCTGAAATATCTAGCCAATTATCTTTTCCTTTATCTGTCATATAAACCTGCTTGTGAGTTTAATTTATTATACTCATGAGCACCTATACTATGCCATTCATTTAATTGATTAGGACTTGAAAAAGCAGCAGAAGGACTATTCCAATTTTTAAACTGTTGGTTGCTTAAAGGAAAATCACCTCTTTGTTGTACATAGTATTTATCTCCTTCTTGTTTAGTTTCAAAGTATCTATTAGGTTTACCATGCACCATGCTAAAAATAGACATATCATTAGGATCTGTTCCATAAATAGATTTACCAAATCGTGCCTTAGATAATAAACCTCCTTGAGCTTTAGGTAAAAACTCACCACCTCTTTCTTTATAAGTTGATGGATCTACCATATCAAGGTTAATTCCAAAATCCTTTAAAAAGAACTCTACTGTTCCTTTATTTCTTTCACGATTTGGAGCTTTCTTAGTACCTCTAGCATATTGTTTTGCAATAATATTTCTATATTTTAATCTATCAGCATCTGACTTTGCTTGATTATAATCAACAATTGCATCAAGAAACTTAGGAAAAGCTTTTGAATATTTTTCAGTATCTTTTTGAAAAAAGTCTGGCCCTAGATTATACACATAATCTTCTATAAGTAATTGTTGATTATAAGGTAATGTATCAAATGTTAGATTTCTATCTTTAAATCTTTTATTATATCCTTGTACAGATTGATCATAATGAGAATTAAAATCATCTTTCATTAATTTAATAGCTTGATCATCTGTAATTCCTTTTGCAAATCTTTTAGTTTTTACATCTTCAGGTGTTAACTTATGACCATAACCTATTGTAGGAAGCCCACCTTCATGAGATTTATAAGGCATCCATACATTTAATTTAGAATCCCAACCCTTTTTTACACCATTCTCTTGATATTTTAACCAATCATAATAATCATTAAGCTGTCTAGTTTTTAATTTTTCTTTATCTACAGTGGATTGGTTGGTTTGAGGAGAATCTGAATCATTAACTAAATTATTCCAAAGAGACTTACCAGCAAGCTTGAGAAAATCAATGTTTCCAAAAAGAACAGGGTTGGTCATAATAGCTGAACCAATTGTACCAAGATCACCTATAAATGAGTTTCCTCCATCTTGTTTTTTAGCAGGATAAAACTTTTTATTAGAAGTGTTGGTAACATCTGCATCTGTTAAACGAACATACTGATCACTAGCATGTTGTCTACCATACCATGTATTTCCATAAGCTGGACTTAATGATCCATCAGGACCTCTATGATACCAATAACCTGTTGCTTTATCATAAACAGATCCTTGTTTTTGATCTTGAGATCTAGACCAATATGTTACACCAGGTGTATCTGCTGTATATGTATTTTTATAATAAAAATCTCTACCATTATTTAGCAACACTCTTCTCTCTTGTTCTGAAAGTTTATAAATATCTTTTTTATATTTATTCCATTCATTATCTAAATTTTGTTGTAAGGTAGGTGTCCAAGCATCTGTTTTAATATCTACATTATATGAACCTCTATTTGGTAATCCTGATTGCCCTATGCTTTTTAAATATTGATCAAGCATGTATACTCTAGGATCTCTTCCTGCATTATACATAAAATCTCCAGCAGATGCTTTTTCCATTGCTGTAGGAAATGCTCCAAGTTGAGGATAATATTTATCCATGTACCAATTTACAGCATCATCTTTACTAGCACCAACTGGTAATGCAGGATTACCAAAGTTAGATAAACCATAACCACTAGCACTACCTCTATTATCTTCCCATGTCATTGAGTTGTATCCCATGTTCTGCACACTATCTCTTGGAGATACTTGTCCATACTTCCATTGATATTTATCTAATGATCCACCTTCTCCAAAAAACTTATTTTGCAACATTTTAAATTCCATATCACTTAATATGGCGGCAGCATCTCTTACTTTAGCTCCTTTAGTTCCTATAATAGGAGTGATTAAATTAGGACCTACTCTTAAAGTTTTATCTTCAAACAAAACACCAGATGGAATTTGATTTATATCAAAATCAGGAAAATATCTACTGTAATTTTTTCTGAGTCTTGATGTATTTCTTAATTGGTTTACTTGGTTATTTAAACCTATTGGCATAGGATCTGCAAAAACTTTGACATAGTAAGGATTATTACCACCATATCTTTCTCCTATCCATGTAGGGTCTTCAGCAAAATAAAGAATGTCTTTATTTGATCCTTGTAATAATTGATCATGCCCACCACTTCTTCTACCTCTGTTAATAACATTTTCAGGAGCTGTGCTTGTTCCCATTATTTCTGCAACATCATAAGGGTTATCTGGATTTTTTCCTAAGCTCGCCATCCTCTTTCTAAATAAAGGATCATTTATAATTTCAGGACTTACATCCACAACTCTGTATAAAGGTCTTTGATTATACTGCGTTTGTAACCAACTTTCAAAACCTTCTGGAGATTCTGGCAAATATTTAATTAATCCTTCCTTTTGATAACTTTTAGCTAAGTTATAAGCACTTAATACATCTTGAGAAATTGGTGTTGATTTTTTAAATAACTCACTAAATGATTTTGGAAATATTCCCATTTGAGGATTGACTCCAAAAGCCATCCTACCTGCATTATCAAATGCATTAACAAATCTTTTAGTACCTTTTAAACCTGTTCCAACAAAAGGATTTTGAAAAGTTGCTCTAGTAGATCCTTCAGGTGCTAATTTAGTATCATCTCTAAATTCACCTTGTGCAGGATTATAATATTCATAATTACCGTAACCAGGTTTATTAGTATATATTTTAGATTCTTTTTGAGCAGCTTGTGATTTCTTAAAAGCTTTTGCTTGTTCTGCTTTTTCAATGCTACCATATGTTGCAATATCTTTAGCCACAGATTGTGCAGCTACATTTTTTGGAGCAACAGTTACAGTACTCCTTACATTAGCTGGATTAGTTTGCCCTAATGCTTGATTAATTAATTGAGCACTTACAGATCCTGTAAGTTGATGTTTAGGAAGTGAGCCTCCTTGTTTAGCATATTGAATATTATCAAGCATTTGATTTTGATCAGGCTCATTTCTAGATATGGTATTTAACATATCTATAATTTGATCATCTGTATAAACACCTCTAAGTTGTTCTAATGCATCATAACTACTATCAGTTAAAGGTTTATAAGAGCCAAACATATCTATAGTAGCCTTTTCTGTAAAAGGATTATAAATACCTTGATTTTTCATTTCAAACCTTAATGCATTTAATCTAGCTCTTGTTTCAGTAGGACTAGCTACATAATAATTAAATTCATCCATGCCTACCATTTTAGGATAATGACCAAACATATTAGGTTTTTGTCTTTTACGAGCAGTATTGTATGCATATTTCCCCATCAAATTTATATCTGAAATAGGAATTAACGGACCACCAAAATCACTTGCATGACTTATTTCATGAACATCAGTATCTAAAAGATTATCTTTTGAAAATGGTGTATTGGTTATTCTAGAGATAGGAGAATTTCTAATTTTAGAATCATCAGTTGGATAATAACCCAATGCATTATAAGCATTTGATCCTTCGTATCCAATAACCTCCATATTATCTGATGTTCCATAACTATCAAGATAATTTCCACTTGTGTCATACCAATCCCGAAGATCATGTTTCCAATATTTTTGCTTTAATTTGGGATTTATATTTCTTGCAAAATTCCAATATGATGAAGGATACTTATCCAATTCAGTTCTACTAAATCCAGATACACCTTTATCTTCAGGATATTTTTCATCTATCTCCTTACGTGAAAATTTAACATCTATATTATTAATATTTTCTAATCTTTTATCTCTTATTTGTTGCCAAAATGGATCTGTAGAGTAAAATGAATATGTGTCAGTATCAAATGACAAAGGTCTATGATTAGTAAAAAACTGTTCCCATCCAGTTGGATTATCTTTTTGAACAGATCTTTGTAACATTTGTTGAGCCATTGGAGAATTTGTCCAATCTCTCATAAAGTCTCTTCCTTGTTCTACTAACTGATCATAATAGTTAACTTCTACACCTTTCATCATACAAGTTTGAAATTCTTCATTCCATACTTGACCTTCAGGACATTCTCCTTTATTTCCAGATTGAGCTCTACGCAATGAGCCCCCTTGTCTATATCCATAATCTTGAGCATATGGACTAGGCCCTTGAAATTGCTTTTCAAAGTTTCTAGCTTCTCCTTCTAAAGTCCAAGGAGTATCATACATTGCAGGGTTAACATATCTATTATAAACTACTTCAGGAGAAGCAAAATTGAATGATGGATTGTTAGATAAAAATTCATCAGTAATATATTTTTGATCTAATGCTCTTCTATTCCAATATTGCATTGCTGCATCATTCCCTGAAGGAATAGTTGGTTCTTTTAAAGGACCAGGATAAAATTCTGAATAACCAGAGTCTCCATTTATGTCTTGCCAGTAATGAAACATTTCATGAGGAACAACTCCTGGTATATGTTTATCTGCATCTGATAAATGTATAGTCTTAGTTAAAGGCTCATAAAAGCTATTACCTTGATTTGTAGTATCAAAGTATACACCACCTTGACCACCTGTTTGACGAACACCCTCTTTCATTGAATCTAAAAACAAACTTTTTGGAGATGCAGGATCTGCAGAATGCTGTCTCATAAGTTTATAAACTATATCATACTGAAGTCTTTCTGCAGGAGTTAACTGATTTGTAACATATAAGTATGTATCTAAATTCTCTGGATTCCTATCTGCTTCTGGATTTACCTTAGGCATATTTGAAGTATCTCTTATACACTTTTTTGTAACAGGATCTTTAATCCATCCTGTAGGACAACCACCTGTTTGTGTTTCTTTCTTTACAGGTTTTTTTGGTGTATTAAAATAATAGTCTACCATACCTTGCTGAGCTTTAGGTAATGGCAATGCACCACCTGAGCGCATTACTCTCTTTTGTTGGATAAGGTGAAGAAGCTTGTCAGTTTTCATCGTGGACTTAGAGTTTCTTTTGTTGTTACTACTTTTAAATTCATTTTTTCAGATCCTGATTGCAATCTTCTTAAGATAACTCTATTTCCATAGTGTCTAAACTTCTTCCTTTGCAAAGGTGACTTAGCATAATTAACAGCTTGAGGATTTAGATTCTTCCTATAGCCATTACATTCTGTGATAAAGTTAGTAATTTGTAAGCCATTAAACTCACCTCTATCTCTTGTAGCATCCCAGAATTGATTAAATCTGTATTTATTCTCTTCTTTAGCCACATGAATATCTATACTATCTAAATTTATCTTAGGGTAATTTAACAAAGCTACAGGATTATTTTTAGGTTTAATATGTAAATTTAATAAACCTGAGGTTTGTTCTGTATTATAAATAAGAGCTTGATCAAAGTTTCCATCCAACACATGATATCTATCTACACATCCTGTGTTGTATTTGAATACTTCTAAGTAATACTCCACACTTTTTATTGTAGTAACCGAAGCACCTGTGTTTACAGGAAACTCTATCTCCCATCCATAGTTTACACCATAGTAATTATTATAGCTATTACATAATACATTGTGTTTCCAAAAGTCATTACCTTTTATAGTGTAGAAATGATCATTTGTAGAGAACTCTAAGTTAGGATGCCAGTCATGAAAACTTATCCACATCTTAGTTTTAGGATCATAACTAATAGTCCAAGAGCAATCTTCAAAGTAGTTAGTATCGCTAGGATCAATTAAAGTTTTATTAGATGTGTTAATAGGAATTAAAGTAACTACAAATTTATTAATAAGATTTAATTGAATATTGGCAGGTACTTTAGAATCAATCAGTGTAATATTAATTTTAAAACTACCATCTGAAATATAAGGAAATGCTTTTTTAATATTTGGTGCTTTTTCTATTTCAGTGGCCACACAATTTACAAATGATTCAATACCTGCATTTGTAGGAACTGTTGCAGTGTAAGTACATGTTGCAAGATCATATCCATTTATATTTCCAGATATCTGATAGCCATCTTGTAATTGAGTTGTACTTGATCCATAAGTAACTTTGAAATTATATGAGTATGATGTTACTCGGAAGTTTTTAGTGTCAGGCATATACTCTATATCTGTCCCTACTTCTATTCCAGGCAATAACTTATAATCCTTTTTAGAGAAATATACAATCTCATATTGATTATCATATGTTGTTTGACATCCAATTCCTTTTACAGGATTATCTGTTAAATCGTAATTTGGAAAAGATTTTGTCAAACTGTATATCAGATTTTCTGCAAACCAATATCTCATACCATTCATAGAAATATCAACTATCTGATTACCAGCTAACTGCATAATCTTTCCATTTCTTTGACTCATGTAGAAAATACCATATGTAGTATTAATTACACTTCTTGTAGATTGACAAGAACCATATTCTAATTCAAGATCTGCATTTACAAGAGCTTGAAATGGTTGGTTAAATAAACCACCATCACCAATTGTAATTCTATTACCTGTAGATGTTTGTAATTCATCTACCCCATTAATAGTTGTAGGTGTTGCATCATCAAAGAAAATAGCAGAACCTGTTCTATTAATTGGCTTTACATTAGTAATTACATTTTCAAAATCTTTGTAGTTGTTGTTTAAGTATATTCTCCAGTTATCTCTAGATTGTTCATACTGCTGCTGCAAACTATAAACCATTCTAGCAGGATAATATTCAAAACAAGATGCAGGAATATCTGGATCATATGATCTAGGCAAAACACTTGACCAACTTGTATTATTTATTGAAGCTTTTGATACAGATAAACTATAATCATATTTAAAGAACTCTGGCACTTTTATAATGTCTGTTCTAAATAACTCATATAGATTAGTGTTGCCATATGGATTATAGAATTGCTCAGAAGGTAGAGCACCATAATCTCTACTTGCTAAATTAATCTCAGACTCACAATAAAAATCCTTAACCCCATTTACAAAAAGATAGAAGTATCCATTCTTAATATAGAATGTCTTCTTTAACATATCCTGAATTCTTAATCTATATGAATTTGGATCTCTATCTAAATGATATAATTTACTTGGGCCAAGTACCCAACTAGTAATTGTACCAACTGGATTAGTTACTAATTTTGCAAACTTGCGAGCAAAATCTCTAATAAATCTTAAAGGATTTAAACTAAGTCTAGGAAATGCACTTGTGTTAATTGAAATATCATTAAAGTCTATTCCTTCAAATGTAGACCAATATCTAGGATACGCAACATTAGCATATAGCTTATAATCAAAGTCAGTTCCATCAGGCATGTTAAATAGCCATTGATTAAATAATGGAAATGTATTTTTCTCAGTATATCTATTAATGTAGACATCTCCTCTAAAATAAACAGAAGAAGTGTGAGGATAGTTTTTTGTATATACAATCTTCTCTACACAAGTTGATACAGGAATCTGAGTTATAGATGATAATTGACCATATGCACCTTTTAAATCTAACTTTAATCCTACATAATAAGAAGAAATGTTTAAAGTAAAATTATTATTTGTTGTTGTCCAAGCTTTTAATTGATTTACAGTTCTTCTACTTTGATCAATTGTTGAAGGATTTACTAATGTTCCAATTGTATTTATTATTGCAGTATTTGGTCTAAATAAATTATTCACGGTATATGTTCCATCAAATACTTGAACACCTGACTCAACATATCTAGCTGCTTTAATTTGTCTTCTGTAGTTTTGATTTTGAGGATTCTTTTTTGAACTATAAAATCCATGGCTATTATATTGTAATGCATATTGTCTCCAAGGCAAAAGTTCCATTACAAGCTTCATAGCATTACCAAATCCTTGAGCTAACATGAATCCACCAATGCTAAATATTAAATTCATCTGAGTAATAAAACTCATTATGTCAGGAAGTATTCCAGGTTTTTTAGTAGAAGGATTTAAAGTAGTAAGTTCATTTCCTTCAGAGTTCATTGTTGGAGCTCCTACCCAAGATCCTGAACCAGCAGGACCTAAAAAACCTCCTGCAAAAGTACCACCCAATGCTGCAGCATATGCTAATGCTGCTTTTCCACCAGCACCACCTGCAACTCCAACAGCAGTTGTTAAAGGAATTGAAGTAGGGTCTTTTGCAGTGTTACCTTTCACTGTTGTCTTTTTTCCAACTAAAGCTAAAATAGCAGAACCAAGTCCTAATAGTAGACATCCTATAAATGCACCTTGTGATGGAATTTTATGTTTAGGATGACCATAAGGTGGTGTAAAAGTTCCTATAGAATTACCATAGTATTCTGAATAAACTCTTACCTCATTTGGATTTAAATAAGTTCCTCTAAAATTAAAATCAGGAGTATGAAATGTAAAGTAATCTTTTCTATATAGTGTTATAGGATTCTTAGTGTCATCATGCTCTTGTGGTCCTGGAGGATTATACCATGTGTTTTTGTATAAATAATAATCAGGATCTAAACAATTGTATGGATAGTTCTGATATAGTGCTTTTGCATTAGGTTGATTAGGTATGTCATACTCAAACATATTATTAATCAAACCTTTTGCAATAACTGTTTTATTACCAGTTCTTGATCCTCTTAATATTTCATATCCAACAATTGATTTAATAACATCTCCATTCTCATCAAGAGGTGGTTTTATATTTTCAAATTGTATACCTAATAATTGAATTGATTTATTCGCATTATCATAAATTGGAGAAACTATGTCATCTGGAAATTTATGATGCCTAATGTATTGTCCACACAAATCATAGTCACTAATTTGTGAATTAGGATAAGGGGTTGTAGTAATAGTACTCCAAGTATATTCACTAGGATTCCAAATTCTAGGTTTGTTGGGATATCTATTTTCAGATTCCCAATAAGCCATATATCCTTTGTTTCTAATTTTTGCACCATCTGCTGTTGAGCCAGATCCTCCAAGTGAAATCCCTGTGTTATAGACTCTCCACTTTTCAGCTGATGTAGCTCCATTATTATCATAAGGAAGAACATCAGGACCACTAACTGTTATGTTATCCCAGCCTGGTCTAATAGGTCTTCCTGGAATATGATAAGATGCAGATTTATCACCTGTCTTATAAGCCCATCTAATAAAGAAAGAATATATCTCATCTCTCATATATCCTGTTTCATTATTACCTTTTACATAATAATCTGCAGGATATTCTACTTGTACCCATTTTGTAACAATTTGATTTGCAAGAGGCTGATAATTAAAATCAGCTTTGCTTTTCATTCCAGTTCTTAATAGATAAAAGTTTAATAAAAACATCTTGTCAGATGTTTCATATATTGTCTGATTAATTGGAATATCTTCAAGTGGTACTTGAACTAATGTATCATTGTTATTATCAATGTGTACTTTAGTTTGAGAAGTATTAAAAAAACCAACACGCTTTGCATTAGTTACAGAATTAATAGTGCTTATTAGTACAACTTCATATTCCTCAAAGTTTGTATCTATTTGAGTAAATGTTAAATCTATTGATCCACCATTATTCTCATGATCCCAAATACTTACAATATTACTCGGCATAAAGTAATTACTCACTCTTAAACCATTGATGCTATAAGCAACTACTACTTGATATGATCCATTAAATAATGTACCTGAACTATTAGATCTTACAATGGAGAAACAAGGTAGATCTATTAGATAGTGTAATCTTGTTTTATCACAATCTAAAACAGGAGGATCATAATAAATTGGCTCAGGACAATCAGGATTAGTTGTATCATATTGTTTAATCAACCAAGGAATTTTATCAAGATTAATAGCTCTATCTGGATTTAATCCATCTGCAAAATAAAATGTGTAAGTACAATCAAAATTAGATTGAGTAACTCCTGTAATTAAATTTGATCTTTTAAATCCTAAACAACTAGATGAAATATATCTAGTATACTCACAACTATTTTCATCAAATATTCCAATCTCACTTGTTATGTCATTTGTAGAACAAACAAACCAAGTTGTCGCATCTCTGCGAACAATTCCAATAACATCAAAATTAGTAGATGTGCAATATTGAGTAGATGGCTCATTTCCAATAGTACCCCCATCTCCTAAGTTAGAACTTGTCATAGCATTAATTGCATTAGTCCAAACTCCCTCAGGAACATAGCTATCATTAAAATCTTTGTAAAGTCCTTTAGTATAAGTATTAGACTTTGCATCAATTAAATTTTGAGTGTTATCTTGCTGTTTAGCCATTTTGATTATCTACTTTTTCAAATTCTTTTTTGACTTTTTCACTGCCTATAAATTTATAGAATTCTTCACACAGAAACCCCATCAACCAAGCACATGTTTCTTCATCTGTAATATCTCTATCTTCTGCTATTCTTTTTGCAGCATGAAATAACTCATGACCTATTGTGTTATGATTAAGAAACTTAGCATCTATCATTACAATGTATAAGCCACCATCTACAGTAATAGTAATACCTTCTGCTTCTTCAGCTGCAGTACCAGGAACTAATGTTCCCTTTGCATATTTCTTTTGTAAATACTTTTCTGACTTTCCCATCTCATTTGTTATTACAAATAAGATAGAACAATTGAATGTATTTACTCTTACTTTTTTAGTAATTCTCATAAGGTCCCCTTACAGTTTTAAACCCACCATACCACGCATAGCTATTAAACATATTATAATACTTAGCATACATTGCTTTTCTATTTTTCTCCCACATTCTCTTTAGTTCACCAAAGTCAGGAGTATTAATAAAGCTAAGAGCATTTGTTCTTGCAGGTCTAAGCTTAGCTTGTATAAGCTGTAACTTTTGACTAGTATTCTCACCATTTAAAAATAAGTTCTCAAGTATTCTTTCTTTAAGAGCATATTCATAATAGTCATTAACTACTGGATGATCAAGCACTAATAAATTACCTTCATCATCTTCCATTACAGATTCATAGTTAATATATACTCTACCTTCTTTAAAATTAATAGTATGAATAAATCCATCTCTAATTTTAAGTCTATAATTATAAGAACCTACATTTCTTAAGTTACACTCTGGTTCCCCATAGTTATATGGTAAAATCTCAATAGGAACTGGTCTAGGAAATTCTCTAATTAACCCTGGTCTTGTCTCTGTAATCTTACAACCATCTGGACAATTGTCCACAGAAATAGAACAATTGGCTACAATGTTAGCAGCAGCAATAATGTTAATTCTTGCACCTGCGTAGTGTTCAAATACTTTAATCTTTACTTGATCAGGATTGATAATTACATATTCAAAGTTTACATAATCTTTACTTGAATTTTGAACAGTAAGTACAATATTAGTTGAAGCTAAATTATGAGTTACAATGTTATCTCCAACAGATAAATCAGCCACTTGAATCAATGGTCTTGCATTTGTAATCTCTGCAAGTTTTAACATTTGATCATACATTGTCTGAATCTGTGATGATACACAACTTGTATATGTATCATTACCAACCCCACACAACATTGCAAAATTCATTACATAAAAATCAGCAGGAAGTTTAGCTCTGCCATCTTTTACATCAATCATTTTACCCCTTGATTGATTAATCTTTAAACCAAGTTCATAATTGATCTTAATTGCAATCTTTAATAATTCTTGAGGATTGATAAAGTTATCCTGATCATAAGTGTAGAAATCACTTCTGACAGAATTCATTAAATCATCAAAGTTTCTATATTGGAGTTCTGTCTTCATTACTTAGTGTTGCTTAAGAAGTCTTGATTAATATCTTGAGGAACTTGTAAACTTGTAGTTAAATCTTTCATTACACTTTGTTCCATTTCTCCATATAAGTACATAGGTACTGAGAATGGCTCATCTTGTCTATAAATACAATCATGGTCTGTATCACAATTGTATTGACCAATACCAGATCTAAATAATCCTTCCACTCTAATTGCTGGCCAATCTACACTAGGTACATAGATATAGTCATTTACAATGTAGTAGTAAGGAGTCTTGTTATATCTAAATGTCTTCTGCTTAATCATAGCTTGATAAGTAGAAGGAAAAGTTAAAGTAAGTGGAGTAGTTCCATCTATACTTGTAATAGATCTAATGATAGGACCATAACTACCCTCATACGCAGGGGGAATTTTATCCTTGCTTCTCTTAATAGTACAGCCTGATTCTATGCAAAAACAACCAGTGTCTGCTTTATCTACATCTATTAAACAGAAATAGTCTAAGGTGTGAAATATATTGTTGTACTTTCTAAGTACACCTTTATCATCCTCTCTTTTAATGAGCCATGATACGTGTTTGAGAATTAAAGAAAAGATATATCTATCTGTAACAAAGGCATCTATGTTTACAGATTTAATCTGATTCCTAATTCTACTAATTGCTTCTGATACTGTTGCTACCATTATTTACAAGTTTTACCAAAGTAATAATCTGCTTCGTCTTTTCTTCTTTTGACTAATCCAGCAAGTGTTTTGCCATCAGCTTTAATCCACTTATTAAATTCATTTCTAATTGTTTCATCTTCAGGATCTGCATTTACTTTTTTAAGTAATGTACTTTTCTTAAGATTACCAATTCCTACATTGTATGTAAAGCTAACTAATGCATCAAACTGACAATCATTTAACTCTACTCTAACTACATCTGATACCATACCAGCAAACTGATTTAGTACATCTGAGAATAGTTTTTCAGCTTCTGCTTTAGTAATAGTCTCTCCAGGTTTAACAGGAGTGCCATCAGCATAGAATGTATTACCATAGCCAATAGTCCATACACCTCCTGCATCAGGATATGCTTTAGACATATAGCCTTCAAACTTCTTTATCTTTTGAGTCATCTCATCTGATACACTATATACACCAGTAAGCTGCTCAGTTTCTTCTTTAATTTCTGTTACACCTTTAATAAGGCCTCTCAAGAAAGTTAATAATGCTTTCATCATAGTTCTAATGGATTATAATTTTCTAATCTATATTCATCTAATTCTTTTCTTTCATCTTGATACATAGCACTTCTGTACAAGCTTGCAATCTTTAAAGTATGATCAACTTGAATGTATTTCTTCCAGTTTTCAGGATACTTTCTGCCAACCTCTTTTGTAAAGTTTCTACAGGCTTTAAATCCCCACAACTCATTAAATTTAAATTTGTATTTAGTTTCATAATTACTGTAAAAGATTTTAGCTAAGTAGTTATCACTTTCCCAATTTCTATGTTGTATTACTTTTAAATAATGATCTGTTGTTTTAAAGTCTACATTCTTTCTAACTTTTGGTTGACAAGTTCCAAGAAACATATAACCTAATTGCTCAGGTAACTCTATACCATCTCTTGTGTCAATTATTTCTTTTGCAATCAATTCATTAGCAGCAATGATAATCTTCTTTATACTCTTTTGGTCTTTGACTAGGCACTCCTTAGACTTATAGATATCAGATACCCATTCATCTGATAATGTGTTCAATCTAGGTGCTTTATACCTCGGACCCTTTCTGTTTAATTTCACTGCACTATTCATATATAATTTACAAAATTTTTTTGATTTTTAAAAGATAAATTTTTAAAGTTTATAATTGTAGTTAAACTCTGCAACTTTGCCATTTACAGGATTGTACAACTCAAGTACAGCAGCTCTTTTATTGCCAGTGAACTTATTATGATAATGCCAGTAATCTGTTGCTGAAAGTGAAGGTAACACTTTTATTGTAAATCCATGTATTTCATTATCAGTTACAAACTCAGTTGTCTTTTTAGTGTGCAAGTGACCTGTAAATAAAGTTCTATAACTAGTTTGGCCCCACTCATATGGATGCTCAGTTGCGTATACTAATGGAGTCATCTTTTTAGATATATCACCATGTTCAAAGCAAAACATATTCTCTCCATACACAAGCACCTTTCTTTCAGCATATTGGCTAGAGAAAGTAAAACCATCTGCATCTCCAAATGACTGAGATAATGCATGTACTAAGTGAAATGAACTAAGTCTATCGTGATTCCCTGGTATAAACATTACATGCACATTGTTAGCATAGTTTCTAACTAATGACAAAAGTAGATATAATCCTTCAAAGGCTTGAATGTAAGCATCTTGTGCAGACATACTTGCTTCTACAGGTGTACCCTTAGTTGTAGTGTTGTTGAATGTATCTACTTGTAGAGTATCTCCTCCTAATACAATCACAACCTTTTCTAGATCATAGCTATCACGACATTTATCTAAAAGATTATTCACTGTGTTTATAGCTATGCTAGACATTGACTCATTACCAGGCTTTCCAAAATGAAGATCTTGTAAACTAAGAATACCACACACACCTTCTAAAAGATCTGACTTTTTAGTTTTAAAGGTAGTTTCTACTTTAGGAAACTTGTAGTCAGAAAGCATACCATAAAAATTAAGGAGGTCAGTTTCCTCCTTATGTATCTGTGTCACTAATGCTGAGATTAACCAACCTGTTCCTTTTTGTTTGTTCCAGTATTGAGATAATCTCCACTTAGTTGTATCTATGTTTAGTATTTCTATAATCTCTTCTGGAGTCTTTGGTTCTTTAGAAGAGTAAGCTTCTAAAGTCATTTTACCAGAATCCATATCACTATGAGATTTTATCACCCCTCCTTTTTCTTCAATTGTTTTGTAAATACCAAGCTCTATTTTAGTAGGGCAGACTTCTCCTATAATTGATTTTTCTATTGCATCTTGTATTGCTTCATCTACTGTTTCTCTATAGTGCAACATCTTTTTATACACTAACCTTTTAAGAGAAACGTATTCATCTAAAGGCATTCCTATTCTATTTGCAGAATACTCATCTGACTTTTTCCATTTGACAATGGAGCTATATACTTCTTTTATCTTATTCATCTTTTATATTTTAGGGTGAACCCCCTTATTGCTAAGGGGATGTCACCTGCTCAGGGCTACCAACAACCTGAATATTAAATGCATGGAAGACAAGGTTGACCATCTAGTGTGGGTGGACTTGTTGATGTATCATAATTATATTGACTAGGATCACAAGGTCCTATGTCTGTAGCATGTGCTCCATTTGTTACTACACCTGATGAATTAAATCTAGGAGGCAACAATACACCACCACCTCCACAAAAATAAGTATTGGGCTTACCTATAGAACAAATACTAAATGGAGTTCCTATTCCATTAACTGTTGGAGGATGTGGAATAGCATTACCACAAGATAGTTGATTACCATCGCAATCTGTCCATTCTATATACCATTCATCTCCTGTATCAATTCTATACATGCTACATGTAGGTGTAACCACTGATTTAGAAGGACAATTTATAGTTGTTTCAGTACCAGTTGAAGTTGTTATAATTACATTTACAGTAATATAATATGTAGTAGCAAATGCAATACCTCCTGGTATATTATTTTGATCTAAGATATAAATATAAGGAGAAGGTAAATTTGCTATTGCATCTACTTGATCTAAAATATATGTAGCTAGTGGTGGTTGTGTTAAATCATCATATACTATTATTTCATATCCAACAACACTTGTTGAAGAAGAGAAAGGATATATTGTAACAGGGATATAATAACCACCGCCATTTAAATTCCATACCCAACTTCTTATACTGACATCAGCACATTGAAATGAATAGTAATCTCCATCAATAGGACTAAATGTTTCAGTGACACCATCTTGACATACTTGCCTCATTCTAAATTGATAAGTTGTATTACTTAAGAAATCAGGAGGATTACCTATGTTACCTTGAACTCCTGTTAGAGTTCCTGTAAGAGGTGTAATATATCCATTGATATTTCCAATGCTATTAGTAGCAGTAACCCAAGGACTAAATGTTCCATCAAAGTTTACTTTTCTATACTCTAAGTATCCACCTAAAGCAGTTGGGTCAAATGTGTAAGTTAAATCAAATGTTATCATTAGAAGTTTATAGTTACTGAGTTAATAAATGGACAACTAGGGTTTTGTGGATTATCAAATGTAAACAGAAGTACATCTCCATTACTTAAGTTAACACTATCTGCTTTAATTACAAATGCTAACATTGAGTTTAGTGTATTGTAAGTAGGGAATGTTGCTAAGTTAGTATAACTTGGAACATCATAGATAGTACTTGTTGTAGTGTTCTCAACAGACAATAAAGTGTTAGATGTACTAAACATTGTAAACTCTATAATCTCATTTGCATTTACTGTAATGTTAGATCCACCAGGAATACTTGCCCAAGTAGTATCAGTGTTTACTTTCCATTGACCAAATGTATCAGAAAGATTACTAAATGAGTAAAGATCATATGTATCAGTTGCACTAGTTAAACCATCACTTGATGTAATGTTTAGATAATCGTGCGTATCATCTTGATAAGTTCTGTTACCAAGATCTAATCTAAACCATAATCTAGTGGGAGTATCTGTAAGAGCATATGCACTAAAATAAGGAACACCATATGCATTTTCTAATGTAAATACAGTACTTAATTTATTATAAGGATTTGTCATTCTGTTAAATGAACTACTTCTAACTAAGCTATTAGTTATTGTACTAAATACATAAACAGGTTCTGTAGGGTTATTAGAGTACAAATAAATTTCATCTGTATCTTCAGAGTATTGGAATCTTCCACCAAAACTATCAGGATTTCCCCAAATATCTAATAAACCATTTATAAATGATAAATCAATTGTTGCTATTGTTGCTAATGTAGCATCATCTAATACTTTAATTACATAGTTGCCACTAAGAGAAACTGAACCATCGCTAACATATGTACCTGGAGATGCTCCTGTATAAGATATCTCAAATCCAGTAGGATCTGCTGCTATAATAGGCACTCTAGTTAAATTAAATGTTGAAGGAATTATCCCACTAATGCTAATAACTTTTCCAACTGCAAAACTGTTAGGTATATCATATCTAATAGTTTGAGCAATAGGATTATATGTAACACCTGTAATTCCAGAAATAGTACAAGATGGATTTTTGCTACCCATTACCCAATAAGTATTTTGAGTAGGAACATGAAGTAAAAATGCATTACTTAATTGTCCATGACCTCTGCCTACAGATGGTGTTCCCAAACCACGAAATAATTGATCAGGTGTAGCAACACATGGTGAACTTGTAATTCCTGTTGTATATACTTTAGGATTTTCTCTCTGTGTAAATAAATCATCTGATTCATACTTTAATACAAATGTAGTTCCTGCATTATTGTATCCTGTTATACCATTACCTGCACCAGTTCCTGTAAGAATAATACTTCCTTTATTATCTATTGCCATGCTTCCAAAATTACTTGCTGTATAAATACTAGCCCATACTGCATCTATTACAGTACCACCACTTGTATATGTAGCAGTTGCATTATAGTCATTAGCAATAGTAAATGTAGTTGGAGTTACTGAAAGAATAGTTGCATAAGTAGTTGAACTAGTATTGCTATTTGGAAAGTTTAATTCATCTACTGGAGAACTTACAATTCCTGATATTTTAACAACTTCCCCCACTGCATAATGATGAGGAAATATTCCATTATACCCAGCATTAATAGCATTAGGTCTTACACTATATGTAATTGTATTAAGAACATTATCTATAGATACATCATATACAGTTGTTTGTTTTCCACTTAAATATGTACTTACAGCTAGTCCTCCTATATTTGATGCAACATTATATTTACCAGTAATACCATTATCATTTACACCATATGAACCAACTAAGTTATTGGGATTAATTACATAAAATTGAGCACTTACATTACTTTGAGTTATAGGAATTGTAATAACTCTTTCATTAAAAGAATCATAAGCTATATAAGAAAATTGACTATATGCATCTAAAATTGTTCTTTTAGATTGAACTAATGAACCATTAGATTGAATATTCCATATCCTAATTAACTTACTAGCAGGACAATCTCCTGCAGCTCCTGTACCCCATATTTGAGCAACACCAGATTCAGTGTGTGATTCTGACATATAGATTTGATCAGAAACAGCTTTTTTCCAAAATATTCTACCATTAGAATCTACTTTAATTCCTAATCCACCATAGCAATAATCAGTGTTATAATCATTTATTCCAAAAAATTCACCATGATAATTAAGATTATAAGAAGTGGCTGCTCCAGAATAAGAACTAACACCTGTACCTACTAATGCTTGATCTACAGTATTAGTTGCATAATCGTACACAAATAAGTTTGCTACATCATAAACATATTTAAGTTCTGTACTAAATGTTTGTTGTAAGTAATTCATTACAACAAACTTTCCTCCACCTATATGAGTTGCTCCTTGTATTCTTTCTATGCCACCCTGCAATCTAGATAAAGGTGAAGCAGGACCATATTCATATCCATCAAATTTTTCATATACAGAAGGAACAATTTCAACATTCCATGCTTCTGTAACAACATTGTATTGATAAAAATTTCTTGTGTACTTTCCAGTAAAGTATAAGAAATCAGAATCCATTGATATCTGACCACAAATGTTTTCATCCCATAATCCAGAGCCTGCTATAACACCTACTTGAGCTGTTTGATTAAATACATAAATATTCATATCATCAACATCAGATCTTGCATCTCTAGCAATACCATATACTAAATTTGAATTAGGATCTGCCACCATTTGTAATGATCCATCTACCTGAGTAGTAGTACCAGGAAAATCTTTATACAGTTGAATAGTAATTATAGGAGAACCTGAACTAGGAATTACTTGAACCACTCCACCATCAAGGGACACAAATACTTTATTATTATTTGTATTATAACAAGTACCACCATCTTTTATTTCATAAAGTAAGTACTCACTTGTATCATCTAATCCCTGAAGAAAGTTAATTTGTTTGTCTATCCTATTGCTATTTACATATAAACGTCTGCCATAGCTATCAGGAACAACATAAGTTGGATTTAGAACTGGAGTAGCAATAAATCCATTGGATCCTCCATTTCTTCCATTCTCAATTAAATACCTAGCAGTATTTTCCCAACTTCTAGAAGTAAAGTTTTCATTATAATCAACTATAAGATAACTACTAAATAGTCCATAACTATCTCCTGATAAAGAAGCAAATGTAGAATATGTAACATTTGTTGCTGTTAAAGTACTATCAATTGCTGCTGATATTGCAATAGTATCTCCTGATATTCCTCGTAAATTATAATAAGGATCTCCTGCATCATAATATGTTTTAAATCCTAATTGTTGTGTATCAAAATTATATACCTTAAAAAATCCTGTATCATATGAATTGCCTACAGGCCAATTTTTTGTACTATCTTGAAATAACTCTGATCTAACACCATCATTGCGCCCTACTACCCAATTAGGTACTCCCGTAGGACATGGTGGAGCAACAGGGCCACCAGCAATACAAGCACAAGGCATTGTAGAACAAAGTATAGGTTGTTCAGGAGGTGCACTTGTAATAGTACCCATTGCTGCAGTTGGTCCAGTTGTTATATTATTCCAAGCTGTAATATTACCTCTTTTTAAATAATTAGTTTGAGCATAAGTACCTACATGACCCACACTCCAAGTCCCCACTAATGGATTTAATACAATACGAAAGTTGTTAGATGAACCATCAGTAAATACATACAAGTAATTATCTGTAGTATTATACTCCATTAATCTTATAGGAGTTGTAGGACCATTAAATAGAAGAGAAAGATCTTGACTATCTACAAAAGTAGTTCCATTATACACTGATACTGTAGTGTTATCTGCAACATAAATATATCCTGTATTAGAATTAGTTGCAATGTTTAAAGAGTAGTCTCCACCACTAACAATATGATCTAAAGAATATACAGTAGTAGGTGGTGCTTGTTCAACTAATGCCATTGTCCAAATAGGTATATCAATATCGTGACCATAACTAGTTGGAGGATCTACAAGATTAACATCTGATGCTATAATTTCTGCAGTAGTTGATGTATAATATGATGCATATAAAAAGTCATTATAACTTACAGAAGAAGAAGTTGCATATGCAAGTGAACCAGCTTGTGAAATTTGAGGAATATCAGGACCTCCTTTTGTAAGGATATTAGGTCCTTCAAATATTACAGATGCACTTGTATAAGTAGAATCAGGCACATCTATTTTAAGATATGGTAATCCTGCAATTACTACTGCAGATGCTGTATAAACACCAGCATTGTTAATTGCAGTTGCAATTTGAGTTAATGCTTGAATTAAAGTAAGGCCTGAATAGTTTTGATTAGTTAGTATAATAACATTTTGTGCAGGTTGCAAGTCTACAGTAATAGTCATATTATCAGTAAGTTCTGCATACCCTGATGCAGTGCCACCTGTTTGATAAGTACCTGCAGGAGTAAAAGATCCAACTGTGAATGAATTGGGAGTTGCTGCAGTAATTGTTTTAGAAGTTGTTGCAAAAGCAAAAGTATCTGGATTTATACTATTTACAAATACTTCTTGTCCTACAGTAAACGCATTAATACCACCTGTGTAGGTATAAGTAGTGCTACCACCTGATACTACAGCATTTGTAATAGTATATCCTAATGCAGTACCACCACCTGGCGCAGTTGTTTGAATCTTAATAGGAGCATAGATATTATAACTTCCATTACTTGAGGTAATGGGATTACCTGCATTATCTAATAATGGTAGAGCAGGTGATACTCCATCAGATGTACTAAATGAAAAAGTATAATCATTAACATTTGTTGTACCTGTACCATCACCTATTGTGAAATTTACTAATCCTGTCAAAGGATCAAAGCAAATAGCACTACTTAATAAAGTAATATCAGGATCAGGACTATTAGTAAAAGTATATACTGGGGCTGATGGGGCTAAAGTACAAGTAGTATCAACAGTACTAAAGTTAATAGTTACACCTAATGCAACTGTATCAATTATAGTTGTAAGCTGAAACTTGTATGTATTTCCTTGTCTAAATAAAAGAGGATCTGTTGTAGTACCATCACATAAGAAAGGATTAAATCCCACCATAGTGTCTAATCCATAGTATCCCACACCTGATGCACCTGTATTTGGTACAGTATAATCTAGAATTTGCTTAACACAACTTACAATATTTGGTGTAGTACAGCCATCTGCTATTTGATAAGATGTTCTACCAATAGGTATGGCAGTAGGGCCAGCACCACAATCATCTAAAAATCTATCATCAAATGTAGTATCATATACAAGTATTTCTGTATTTGTTACATGAGTGGCATCAGGATAGTTTACAGAATAAAACATAGTTTGTTCTGAGTTTACAACTGGCCCTTGCCAAAATGATATTATAGGACACACTATATTTATATAGGTAGCTTCATCTACATAAGATCCCCCACCTACGCAAGACTTAGTAACAGCTACTCTATAGATTGTATTAGGATTTAATCCTGTAATTGTATAAGTAGTTGTTGTAGAAGGAAGAGGAGTTGTATTAGCAAGTACCCAATTATTTAATCCACTGGCATCCCATACTTTGTATAGTACATCATACTCATCAGTTGGTAATTGATTTATAGGGAGGGCCCAAGTTAGTGTAATATCCATTTTATCTTTTATTTATTTATTCAACTATTTGCCAATAGACTGTACCATTGTCATTTATGTTAGTACTGCGTATCTCAAAACTTACATTAGGAATGGTGTTAGGAGAATATACATATAAGTTACCAATTAAAGTGGTAGTATCTTGATTTCTTGTTATCAATACAGCCTTGCCTGCATTGAAAGTATTTACTGTTACTTTACCTAGTGCAATATCAGCAAAGCCTGATGTCTCATAGTTTACATCAGGAGTTATCTCAACATTTGTGAGTTCTTGTTCTCCTGTTATAGGATTTAAAGTATATGTTTCTATTCTTGCCATTATGAGTAAAAATATACTGCTGGTACTGTAGTAGTTAACAATGATAAAGTTAATGCACTAGTATTTGCAGGAAGTGCTGCATAAGTAAATGTGCCACTATAATGTGTATAATTAGCATTGTTTCCGCCAGCAGGTGCTAAGCTGGCTAATGGATATAAGTTAGATACTGGATGACTGCTAAATGTAACATTTGCTACAGAGTTATTTACTGAACATAACCATGCTACTCCTGCTGGTAAAGTTCCACTTAGACCTGTTAAAGTTTTTCCTGCTATTGAATCACATGTAAATTCACCACTATCTAATATTAAAGCACTAGGGTAACCATTTACATCTGAATAAATTCCAAGTCTTCCTCTACTTCCTGCTGTACCTGCATTAGTTACATTGCACCCAAGCCTTGTAACAGTGATAGCATTTGCTATGTATATTTTGTAAAATTTAATTATGTTTCCAGGTAATGAGATAGTAGATAAACTGCCACCACCTTGCACTCCTAAGTTCCAATAACCTGCTGTAACATAATTAGGTTTGCTATTAAATGTAGTCCAATCAGTACTACTCAAATAACCATTAGTTGATGTTGTTGCTTGAGTAATAGCAAGAGTTCTATCAGAACTTAAACTACCACCACCTGTTAAAGGTGCTGTTGTATTAATCAATAATGCAGGACTAACAGGTGTATAACCTAATATTGTCGCAATAGATGCAGTTTTCCATTGTGTAACTGCACTATCAAAATATAATGTATTTCTATCTGCAGGACTCTGAGCTTGTACATCATGCAACTCTTTTAACTCATAACCATTCTGTACTTTAACATACATTCTTCCTGCTGCACCATTTGATGCAGTAGTAACATAACCAAGATAAACTAAATGATTAGGAGCATATGGTTTTACATTGGTAATAGTTCCTGCTGTTGCACCTAAGTAGATATAATCTCCATCTGCCCATGTAGCTGTTGGAAACAATGTAAGTCCATCTAATTGTCCTTGTACTATAACAAGTCCTTTCTGATTAGCACCAATAGATGTAGATTGAACTACACCAATTGTCTGAGCAGATGTTCCATCAGTTGTGTTGTATGCTAACTTAACTTTTATTCTATCTCCTTGTCCACCGAATACATATACAGGTTGACCTTTGTTGATGGTGATAGATTCAGCATTGGTTACATACGCAAGGAGAGTGTTAGGTGCTGTACCTATACATTGGAATCCTACTAATGTAGCATTATATACTAATAGCATCTCTGCCCCATTCACAATATCACCACCAATTAATGCACCATCATTGTTTCTGTATAATGCAACCGCACCTAATCCATTAATATCAATAGTTGCACTTGTTGTATTACCATTGATAAACCTAATCAGATAACAATCTCCATCTGCATAGCCTATTACTCCTGTAATAGTAGTTGTGTAAGTATCAGTTCCTGCTGCCGTTCCTTTAGTAATACTTCCACTAACATTAGCACTCAAAGTAGTGCCTGATAAAGTAAGACCTGACCCTACAGTAATCTCTTCCATTATACCTGCTGTCACAGAGTTTCTACCTACTAACTTTCCTTTATCAACTGAAGAAGAAATATCAGGAGTAGTTCCTCCACTAGAAGTTAATAGACCTGTTGCTGTTACTGCTGTAACTCCACCACCTCCACCTGAAGCAGCAATAGTAACATCTACTTTATTATTTGTAGGATCATCTACTGCAGTAATTGTAATATTAGTTCCTTCAATAAAGTTTAAAGTTGGTTCTTGCCCTACGTCTACTCCATTTTTCTGAACTTTTGTATCAGAACCACTTTGAAGCATTTTGATTAATTGCTCTAATAAATCATCTCTATCAGTTGCAATAGGAAATGTACAATCTTTCCAATCTAACATGTAACAAGTTGGAACAATGTCTCTTGGATTTACTACAAATTTGTTATAAACAAACTTATTAAAAGTTGCTAAAATAGTATAAGACTCATATGATTCATAATACATATCTGATTTACGAATAGCGTATTCTAAATCACCATAGTTTAAGGTAATTGTTAATACATCAGATTCTGTTATAGACCAAGTTGACATTATGGAATGCTTACAGTTATTGTTGTTGGTGGAACCACCACCTCTGTAGGTAGTGTACCAGTTAGTGTTATATAATCATATCTGAGTACTGCAGTAACTCTAACATCAAAATCAGTGGCTGCAGTAACACCTGTTGTAACATTTAGTGCATATCCTGGGTAAGGATTAGTACCCCAATAAGTTAGTATTGTACTTTTTGGAATTGTAATACTATACCAAGGACCTATAGACAATACATCTTTATATTCTAAGATATACTCTTTTAAAGAATCTCCACTCAATTGATCAATGTAACAATCCCAACTCACATCAATAGAAGGTCCTGCTGCAGCAGTAGCTACAAGAGGAACAGCAGCAGTTGGATTAATTAAGTATTGATAATCACCAATTTGAGGAGTCAAACTACCAGGACATAATGTAGATACTCTTACACTATAAATTCTGTGAGATAACAGTGGAGCAGTTGTATAGGTATAGACAGTGTTAATTGCAGGGTTTGTAATAGTATTTACTGTAGACCAAACCCCAGCAATATTTGATTTAAAAGCCAAAGTAAGAGCAGCTATTGTAGCTGCTCCCACTGGTATTTCATATTTTACATCATATGTTGTTGTACTTGCCATAGTTTAAGGATTTACAACTATTGAAGTAATATCAGGTGCTGCACAAGAAAGTGTATCTGGTACAGGAATAATTACTTGTTGAACATCTCCATCACATAATGGAGCTAATGTACAAATTGCTGTTACAGTTACTGAGTAATCACCACCTGAAGGCATATTAGCTGTGAAGTAAGTAAGATTAGTTACAGGATCTGGAGCATAAGGAACAAATACACCATTAGGACAATTAAGTACACATGCGCCTGTGCTATCTTGAACTAACACATTGTATCCTAGTGGAACATCACCTATAGTTAAAATTCCAATTGCTAATTCTAATGGATCAACTGTACCACTTTGTTTAGCAGGAGTAACAGTAAGTGTATTGTTACAAATACAAGATGAAGAAGGAAGTGTTAATATGGTAAATGGACCAGTCTCACAAGACACTCCTCCGAACTCTGCAGTAATGTAAACTTCAAACGAATGATTTGAAGGAAGTTCCATTGCAGGAGGAGGTGTGGTTACAACACCACCTACATTCTCACTAAATGCAGAAGTATTTACTGCAAAAGATGCATTACCACTTAATGGATTTTGTGTTTGCCAAGTATAAAAAGTAGCAGGAGAAGAATTGCTATCATTCATTCTAATGCTATAATTATAATCTTTTAGACCAAACCAATTTATAGAAAATCCAGTGTCAGTGATATTTGTAAATGTTACTTGCTCAACTGATGTTATAGCATCACAAGGAACACCACAATCCACCATACAAACCAAATTAGAAAACATTTCAAATAGCATTGGTACATTTTCTATCTGAAACAATGTACCACCAATCACATCAGGATTAGTGGGACAAGCTGTAGTAGTAAGTTGTTGATATACAGTTGTTAATGTCGTATTTACATTTATGTCTACACCAACAGTAGTTGTATTACCACTTGGTTGTGTATATGTAAGTTGACAATTAGAGTCTACTGTACTTAGAACACAATCACTGAGAACATAATCTTCGCAGGCAGCAGTTGCAGGACAAGTAGGTGGTGGTGCTAGTGGTACTGTAGGTACTGGAGCACATTGTTGACAGTTGTTATTATTTGACATTTTTTAGTGTGTTATATGTTAATTAACATGATAATGATGAACCTGATATTTCCCATTCTATAGTTGAATCTCCTGTAACAACAAATTCAATTATTTTATTTGTTGACGAATTAGCAGCAGCTGCAGGAAAATATGTAGTATTTCCCCATAAGAAACAACCTGCCCCAAATCCAGCTACACCTATTTTACAATAATCGTAATCTGCATGAACTTTGGTATCACATGCCACAAGTGGTCCTAATACACCAGGATAAGGATCTTGTGTAATAGTTACTTTACCATATGTATTACTACTTGCACCAGGTCCTCCTGAAATTGCTTGATAATCAGGATTTTGATTATTATTCTCAACTCCAGAAGACCATTCAATTGTAATTTTATCTCTAAGTTGTAAACCAATACCTGTCATTGTAAATCCAGTTGTTCCAATATTTGATAAACCAGCATTTAACCAATCAGATGTAACATAATACACTGAATTTGCAGGTGTTACATAATTTGTTCCATTCCATTTTTGAATTATTATTTTCAAGAATACAGGAACTCCAACAGGCCCACCTACAGGTGTAAGTGGAGAATTATCAGTAAAATTAGAAGTATAGGTTGTAGGTCTTGAATTAGCTGTAAGATAATTACCTACACCCCATGCAAGTGTTTTAGTGTTATAAGTTAATGTAATAGGTACACCTAAAGCTACTCCTGGAGTATTTTGAACACTTGGTCCAGGGAAATAAATTAAACTATTATCTGCAAGATATCCATTAGTATCTTTAATTATAACTTTTAAATTAGGACTTGCAGCATTATTTAATCTATGTAATGCTGGATTTATAGAGATCTGAATTGGATTAGGATCTACATTAGGATCATATCCAACAGGAATAACAAGAGGATAATAAGTTGGTGAAGGAACAGGTGTAGGTGTGTTATCTAAGATAGTACTTGCATTTCCAGGCTGTGTTGCTGGACCACCACCATTAATAATATTATCTATTGATGTAGGACCAGTATATCCTAGATATGTAGAATCTCCTGAGATTTGACAATCAATGTAATCATAACATCCTGTTTTAGTATATACGTTTTCAAGATCTGTAAAGTATAATCCAGCTGTACCACCTGATTGATACTTGTACAATGAAGGAGGTCCCCAACATCTTGTACCTGCAATTATATCACATGGTGTAGTAGTTACAGGAACATCTGTTATATAAGGAGTATTTAATGCAAATCCAAATTCAGTACCTTCTTTAGCAAATACAGTTACAATTGTTGTTTGATTAGGTATGAATTGAAGTGTATCTCCAAAGTTTTGAGAAAGATCACCAGGAGGAACTGTAGATTGAGGAATTAAAGTAAGATCTCCATCCATTACACAAGCATCTGATGCTGATGATGATAATGTAATTTCAATTGGAATATATGTTGTAAATGGTGCAGTAGTTGTCCAACTACTAGCCCCACAGTTGTATAAAATTCTTATAGCAATGTAATATGATGAATTAGGAAGAATTACATCTGTTTCAAAGAAATTAGGGCAACCACCTAAACAATCTCCTAAAGGCAATACATTATCTGTATTAGAATAGATGTATAAGTAAGAACTAGGATAATTTGCATAATCTATTGTTCCAATTGCTAATGGAGTTCCGCCAATTGGAGTTGCTGAATCATAAACTGCAATTTCAAAATATTCAGCAATTGTTCCTCCTGAAGGCCATGGTGGTGGTGGTGGTGTATATGAAACAGTTACTCCATCAAAACCAACAGCAACTGTACTAAGAGTTGACAATGGTTGAATATCACAAATAGCAGGAATTACTAAATCTAAACTATAATTACAAATAGAGTAATCTGGTGCAACAATGTATCCTGATATGTTTAAATCCCAATTATCAAGTGGATTTAATGCAGGATTTGATCCTGAAGGAACTAATAAATTTATAAGTTCTTTATAATTACCTGGTATAAATAAATCAGAAACAGGAGTATCTATAAAAGTAGAAGTGTTACCAGATGCATCTTGTATAGTAATAGTGTATGGTAAATTACCATCATATGTTGTTAATGGACCTGCTCCAAAACCTGGAGGAGTAGGTACACTAGAATTCGCAGATATATTAGCACCATACCAATCAATAAAACCACCAGCAAGAATAACCCATAAAGTACTTCTAGAACCTCCTGATGATGGAGGTAATCCTGCAGCTACATCCCAGTCAACAGCTGCACATAAACTTGGGCAGCATGTTGTCTTTACAATATTTGCAAAGTTTCTAAGATCACAAATAGCAACCCACATATTTGTTAACACTTCTTGTACTGTTGAAGCATTTGCAATAGCTCCTAACTCACCAAGTGTAGCTGGTGGAGGAGACATTGCAGGATATAGCCCTAATGGAACTGCTGTATCAATTGTTGTATTACAATCTGCATTACTATTAATGTTATAACTTGTTAATGTAGAAAGAGGGTTTCCATTTACCAACGCATCTTTGATATCGCAAAGTAAAATTGCCATATCAGGAATTGCACCAACAGTAGGATCATTAGGATCAACCATTGGTTGAGGAGCTGTGTTATTATTAACACAATCTGGAACAACCACTGAAGGTAATGCACCAGCAGCTTGATTTATTAGATTATCTACATCAGCTCTTAAGTCTGCAATTTCAGACTCAGCTGTTGTCATTCTACAGAATAACTCACAAATTAGAGTTGCAAAGTATTGTACTGCAGGAGATGTTTGACCATCAGCACTAATAAGTAACAATTTAGTTACCTCATTGCCATTACTATCTGTATATGAAAGAGTGATTGGATCACCATTTGCATCTTCTGCAGGACAATTTGCAATAATTGCATCACAGTCAGGAAGATCTACATATGTAGGAACAGATCCTGTATTCTGTAAAATATTTACTTCTTGATCTATTTCACATAACTTAGTAATAATAACTTGTGTAAGCTCCTGAATATTTTGAGGAGCTGTTCCTCCAGCAGGTGGAGTTAGACATGCAAGATCAATCATGTTGATATTAAGCATGTCTAGTAAATCACAAAGTGCTTTAGCTGTATGATATACAACTACCTCTATTGATTGTCCTTTACATAGATTAACACCAAGACAATTAATATCTGGCCCATCCCAAATGACACATTTGGAACTAGTCTCTGAACATTTTCCTAATTGATTATTATTACCTGAACTACCTAATGGTTGCGGAATAATCATATCCTATCTTGCAGGTACTCATGCCATACATATCACGCTTATATCTATTCATAGCTTCGTTAGATAACATGATGTCAATCTTAACATCAGTAGGAGTAGAAAGTGTGATTGTGCAACTCATTTTTGTGTTTGTTGATTTTGCTGGTTAGCTTTAATTGTTGCTTCTAATCTAGCTAGACATTTAGTACAGCATTTAGTACCATTAGAAGCTGTTGTGATTTTGGCTCCTGCACAACCAGTGCATGGGATACCACAGTTAGGACATGAAATTGCCATTTGTTATGTTGGTTTTAAGTTGTTAACAATTTGAGCAGCACGTTCTCTCCCAATTATTCATAAGCTTAATTGCATAATCATACATAGCTTGTCCTTCCTTAGGAGCATGACATATTTCTACTTTTGCTTTAGCAGCATCAAGATACATTTTGATTACATGTAATTCATCAATCATTCTCAATGTTTCTGCTGAAGGAAGACAATCACTAAGTCTCAATTTGCATAATAAACTTGCATATTTATTAAGAGCGAGTGTGGTTCGAAGATAATAATATTTTGCAGATGAAGTAGCACAAGGCTTAACACAATATTCAATTGTCCATAATCCATCAGGAAGATTAGATAATGTGTCTCCAACACTTTGAATACATAGAAATATATTATCTATTGTAAATACAAACTTTGGAGTTCCTGTGTAAGGATTTGGGTTTGTGGGAAGCAAATGATATACATCATCAGGGTTTGCACTTGGAGGCGGTAATGTACCTTGACTAAAGTACAGTGGCCCACTTGTGCCTGGAATTGTTATAGCAAGAGTAGGACAAGTCACTGGTACTCCACTTGCATAATTGCTTGTGTCAATAACTGTAAAATTATTAGGATTACAACCATCGACTATGTTTAAGGATAATTGGTGTTTTAGTGCCATTGTATACTGCTCTTATTATAATTTAGTGAATTTTTTTAAAATAAGAAAGGGGAAGGAGAGTAAAAACTCCCACTCCCCCTTCTTAGGATTATAACTATGATTAGATTGCTTCTTCTAATTGAACCCCATTACCTGCAAGAGCAAGGTATTGATTCATCCAAAGTTCAAAATCTTCATTACGAGTGTTCTCAGTACAACCATCAGATGGCATCACAATAGTGATCAAATATTGATCATTATCAAATGTACTAGTAGGGTTGTTGAAACGAGGCACACTATGTAAGATTCCATAAGCTGTGTAGAAGTTAGTACCAACAATGTAGTTATAAACTTGATCTTGGTTCATTACTTCACGTAATCTTGGATCATATACATATTGTTCTTGCATGTAGCGTCTGAACAAGATAGCATCACGAAGATATTTGTGTCCATATCCATTACCTTGTTTAGCTTGTGTAGCTGCATTTTCAGTACAGAAGATTTGGTCTACACAAGGATCTCCTTGTTGATCTGTGATAGAAGCATAGATTTTAACTGGTGCTAATTCATAGAAATCTTGTGGATGGAATGAACAAGTACCAAATTGAGTATCTACATAAGATCCATGTAATTTAATACACATTTCTGTAGAAACAGTTGTTCCAGGAACATAACCAGTACCTGTAGTAACATTAGCAGTAGTTTGGATATACGTGAATAAATCAGCAGGTGTATCTAATGGATTTGCAGCCCACCAATCTTGAGCATCTTGATATGATAATGTTCCAGTAGCCCAAGTAATTTCAGGAGCAATGAAATTATTCATAATCGGATCTCTTAAGATCTGCCATGCCCAATCAGTAAATATTCTCATTGGATCTACTGCAGTTGGATCATTAGGATCAGCAGGGCAGCAAATGTTGTCAGATGCATAAGTTCTATAAGCATTGTGAGTTAAGAAACGTAATGCTGGAGAACCTTTAACATCAACACGTAAATAGTAAGAAGTTCCACATTGAACATCTGGACCACAAGCACATACATTAGTAATTTCTGCTACTGGACACGTAGGTACATTGTAGAAGAATCTAGATACATACTTAGGATTAATTCCTTTAGTCTTTACAGACTCTTTGTAACCACCTGCAAATGGACCAAGTTTATCAACTGTGTTGATAGAACCTTGAGCTAAATACACCATTGGTAAATCCTGAAGTGTAAAAGTAAGTGGTGAATTGTCAGTAATGTCAATTACTGTGTTTGCACTAAATGGATTAGTTCCAGTTGTTGTTAGACTAGCTATAACTGAAACTGCACCTGCAGGTACATTAATAGATGTAATAGGTGCTGCAGGCGGTGCTGGTTGAGCTGGAGTGTAGATACCTCCATCTGTTGCAATCAGGGTTTTCTGATAGGCATGATTAAAATACATAGTTTTTTGTTTTTAAAGGGTTTATAATAAGATATAATAGAATATAAGCAATTATTTTAAATTATCCAAATTTTTATAAGTAATCTTTCATTTCATGGTCAAGCAATCTCATTGCAATCTTGTCTTCACCAAATGCAAGCAATTGATCCATCCAGTTCTGCATCTTAGCATGTTCTTCTACTTGCTCTTTAAGATATTCTAAACCAAGTTGATATAACATATGATCTCCCATGCTCAAAGCATGAGAAGATAATTCTTTAATTTGAGTGGTTACATCAATCTCATGCTGATAAGAATCTTTAATGATTTGAGGTAATCCTGTGAAGTTTTGCTCAGGCTGCTCTAGTTCTGCAGTTGCTGGCTGCACACCCATTGCTAGTAAATACTCTCTAGCAAGATCTGCGTGTTTCATTTCCTCATCAGAGTATTTTCTCCACAACTTTCCTCCATTCACATAGCCATTATTATCTAGCCATAAAGACATAGATAGATAAATTCTACCAGAATATTCTTCTTGTTGAACTCTATAATTAAGATGATTTAGACATTCATCAGATAAAAGGATATTTTTATTTTTTGTTGTAGGCTTAGCTATAGTCTCACTTGCTTCTGAATCAGAAGTAGTTTTAGACATAGTTCTTAACACTCTTTTTATAATAGGTTTTTCCATTATGTATTATTTTGTACAGAGGTACTAGCTCTTGTATATTGATTGAATGATTCTATATCGGCTGCTAAAATAGCCACAGCATTGTCCACTAATATCTCAGCAATATCATCTTTAAACTCACAAGGAACATCTATTCCAGGTAAACCTGTACTTATATCAATACAATTTTGAAATTCTACTGGTATAGGTTTTCTATAATAAGTAAGATCTACAGAGGTTACTTCAAATTCACCATTTGTATAAACAGTAAATTCATTGCCAGCTAAATAAGCTACTGTCTCACCCCACTCAAAGCTTGGCTTCTTATTTGCATCTCTTAAGATTACATATAAGTCAGCCTTATCTACCATGTAAACAATGATATTTCTATCAGGACAGCAATCACTCTTAGCCATTACATACAATGAAGTATAATTCATATAGTCTGCTGGATAAGGTAATGATACCCAATTATCTGCATAGTTCATACCATTTAATGATACTGTAGTGATTAACTTCTGAGTATCATCATAGTTAATCTTAGTAGAACCATCACCTGTTTGCTTTTGATTGTAGCCACCAATTTGTCTTCGCACCCATTCCAATTGAGCCTTGTTAAATGCTTCAACTATCTGCCAGCATTCAAAGTTATCATAATCTAGAGAGGCCAATTTATTTAGCCTCTCTTTGATTTTTATTTGGAGTTGTGCGTTTGTCATTAGTTATTCCAATATTTTTCTACACCTTTTGTAAGACTCATTAAGATGTCTTCATGTAGAGGGTTCTTTAAGAATTCAGTGATTTCTGATGGATTCTTACCTAACAAAGTATTAGATTCTGTATGGTAGATAAAACCATCACCTCTTGTAACAATTAATTTATAATAAGAAGAATCTTTGATAATAGATCTAATCTTTAATGTCTCCATATCTAGATTAGCAATATCTAAGAATCTTTGAGCTGTTTGCTTCTTATTTGTTTCAACAGTTTCTCCATTGATGTATTTATCCATGTTATCATACATAACATCAGTGGGAGTTGACTTCTTATATTGAGGACTATTAGGATCAACAACCTTACATACATACATAAGTTTGTTTACATTCTTGTTAGATAATTTCTCTAACTCCGCAAGAGCTTTATTTCTAATCTTCTTAACCTCAGTTTTAATAGAAGCAGTCTCTTCAAACTTATCTAAGTAAAACTTATAGTTACCTTTTCTAGCTACATCTAAACTTTTAGCTACAATACTAAATCCACCAGCTTCAATTGCTCTTAACTTAATAAGATCATGTACATCTGTTGTATTTAAAAATACAGGCTCATTACCTATTCTGATTACAATTCTTCCCCAAAACTCATCATTAGTTGGAGAAAGAAGTTTAATCTTATTCCAGAAATCTTTGTCATCAGGATCAACAAAATTTGTTGCCATCTCTGCTTCTAATTTAGAAACAATGTTTCTGATTTCTTTAGCAGCTGCCTCTCTTTCTTCTGTAGGTAACTTCTTAATCTCAGGAGCAAATTCATTAAGGCCTGTAACCCATCTCTTGATTCCATTAATCTCAAGACAAGCTAATTGTTCCTCGTGGAACACTCCATCAAATAAAGCTAAGTCATACTTTTCTAAGCCCATGTTGCTTTTAGTTGGATCAACATAAGGTCTAATGGCAATAGTACTTGTGTACTGTTTACCTACTGGGGTTGTTTCTACAATTGTTACACTCATTTTTTGTTGGTTTTTGTTGGTTTTATTTATTGATTTATGGATTTAAAATCCATGATATATCTACTGCTTTGTATTCTAATATGATTTTTATATTATCTGCTGGATTTAATGCTAAACCACCAATTGCAGTAACTTGAATTTTTTGAATACCTGTCAATGTTACATTATATGTAGCCTCAGTGTTTCCAGCTTTATATTGAATTGATGAAACAGTACTACCACCTACAGGAAAATAATTTTGACCTCCTGTAACAATAAAACAATTTTTCCATTGTACACCATCATTTCTTCCAATATAAAATGGAACTGCTGTTGCTGAAATAACATGTGGTGTTGCAAGACTAACAATTACTGTTCCACCTGTCACTACTAAACATTTTCCATCAGCAATTAACTGATTCATTTGTGGAGTATTTATATCAAATTCAAATAAACCAGCAGCAACTTGAGTCCCTGTAATAATAATTTCTTCACTATAATTAGTGGAATTTGTTGTTCCACCTGAAGGATTATTATTGATTTCTTCAATCAAATAATTAATGTGTCCAAAGCAAGCTGGCCAATGCTGAGCTTGATCAGTCTTTGGAATATATGGATCAGGTACTTTAGGAATTAGTTTCTTTATTGGCATTATTACAATGTTTTAATTTCATAGTAAAAATAGAAAGATCCTTCACCTTGATTTAATCCTACTATAGGATTTGCATTATAGATCTTAATATTAAGGCCATCAACAGCTCCTGAAACTAACATGTAAGGAACAAATTCATCACCTGCAGCTGCACCATAATATGGAGTTAATTGAACATATATGTTCTCTTTATTAGCAATATTTAATACTGGATTATTTGTTAAAGTGATTAACACATGAGTTTGAAACCCTTCATCAGGAACTACTGTATCCCAATTGATAACATCAATAATTCCTTTATTAGTATTAATTGCTAAAGTAGTTGTGACATCTACATCTAATTCATAGTGAGCAAGATCACTAAGATCATTTACAATAGTGTTAACATGAGCCATTCTAGCTAATGCTGCTTCTGCATCTGTAGATCTTTTTAAGATAGCATCTGGAGATGCTGGAAATATTTTATTTAATAATTTGAAGTATCCCATTTGATTTAATTTTTATTATGTTACAATGATAAGAAAAAAGAGGGAGAGTTTGTGGCTCTCCCTCTGATTCTTTTGTTATTAGAATGAGCCTCCTGTGATAGGGTTTCTCATAACGATCTTCAATACCTTAGTTGGATCTTTCACCCAAATAGCTGGCATTGTTTGAGTCATGTAAACTCTATAACCATTGAATACTCCATTTGATTGGAATCCTTGAGTTCTTCCCATGTAATCCATTGTACCATTTTGGTAGAACCATTTTAATTGGTTATCCCAAGAAAGTTTCAATAAGAAGATATTATCATTTGTGTTATCAGTGATATCAAAGATGATAAAGTTGTAAGAAGATAATGGATATCCATCAATCATTGGGTTTTCAATGTCATTAGTATGAACATTGTCAAACGCTGGATTCAATACAAACTTCACATTTGCTAAGAAAGGAATTGTGTAGCTAGTGAATGCAAATCCAAAGTTCAAGTCCATGCCTTGGCCAGTGATAGCTCCAATACCACCACCACCATTAGTACCAGCATTGATTACTAAACCTGCAGAGATAGCCTCACGCTTGATAGCCTCATTAACAAGCTTCATTCCACCAATACCTGTTTGAACAATAAGTTCACGCTTAGGATCTGGTCCTTTGAACTCAACCTTACCATTGTAGAAGTTGAAGATCTCAGCACGGAATAATTCAAGAGAGAATTGACCTTTGTTGTAGATACGCTTGAATGCACTATCTAACTGCTTCCAAAGACCGACAGATAATCTGATATCATCTGGACCATCTTGCTTAATTCTACCACCTTGTCCCCACATTAAGTAAGTTTCAATGTCAGTAGCAATCTTGCTTAAGTGAGCTGCTTCAAGAGCTGTAACAAATGATCTTGTTAAAGTACCATTGTCATAAGCACGCTTCACATACTCTTTACCCATTTTAGAAACCATTGTCTCTAATGAAGTAATTGAAGGATCCATGTTCTTATCAAACATTTTCCAGATCTCAGTAACAGGAAGTGTTCCATCTGCATTTAATCCACCTTTCATCATCAACTCAGCACGAGAAGAGATTGAATAGTGAACATGAGCTTCAGCACCACCAACATAGTTATAGTACTCACGGAAACCTGTCTGTACAGAGATGTCAGAAAATCTCTCACCATACTCACCACGAGCAGAACCTTTTCTGAAGAATTTAGTTCCTGGCTCTCTGTATAATGCAGATAAAGTAGCAGCATTATCATTGTTTACTAATTGAACAGTGTAGATGAAACCATCACCTGCTGGGATAATATCATCAGCTGTGATATAAAGTTCCATACCATTGTACTTATCATAAGTGATAATATCACCATGACCAAAGATACGCTTGTTCAATTTGATTTTGAAAGTAACACCATCTGCTCCTACTGGTCCTTGTTCTAAATCATCAACGATGTAAGGAAGATCTTGTACTGTTGGAGTTTGCCATTTGTATTCTCCACGAGGATTGTCTACTAAAATAGTATTCTTACCTCCAAAAGAAGCCATCTGATAAAGAGGCATCTCTACTTTTTGAGCCATTGCCCAAAGGTCCACAGGACCCATGTCCATCGGTTCTGTGCCTCGTAACATATTGACAAGATGGTAACTGTCAACATGAGAACTTGCTTGATACTGAGTATCGCGCAAGAAGAGGCCATTGTTCATTACTGGTGTAGCCATTTTTTCTAAATGTGTTTAAGTGTTATTAAAGGTTAATGTGTTATCTTTTAAATATATTTTGTTGTCTTGGTATAGTTCTTTTTGCTGGTTTTCTATCTTCATCTTCAGTCATTTGTGTTGAAGATAATTTTCTAGCTTCTTCAGTTTTTAACTTTCTCACAGTATCTTGAGCAACTTCATTTTTAGCTGCTTGCATAATTTGTGATTTATAACTAGTAGGATCTGCTAACAACCACAATGCTTCAGCAACTAAGTCATATCTTGGTTCTACAAACTGATATCTCTCAAGTAAGTGGCCAAGTAAATTAGTTCCTTTTCCTTGTAAAGATTGATACTTAGGTTGAGTAAGCTCTGTAAATAAGAAAGCCTGAGTCTTCTTATCTAATCTCAATCCATTTAAATGTCCATCTTTAAGTGTTACATAGACATTATCAATGTATTGATTTGCAGCTTCTTCCTGTTGCACTTTGAATTGTTCTTGTTGTTGCAATTGATAATTAATCACTTGCTCTTGCATCTTATCTAATTTAGGCTTAAATTGATTAGCCTTTCCTCAAAATTGGCTTGGAGTAATTCCTTCCAATCTTTTGTAGAGTATTCATCTAATGGTTTCTCATCATCAAAAGGTACAATCATACCTTCTTCAATTAACTTAGAGAATGTATCTACTAAGCCTGACTTGTCAACCTTTGGTCTACCTGGACTACTCTTTGCATCTTCGTCTAAAAGATCATTATCTAAGATTTGTGTTAAAGCTTCTTTAGCAGCTTCTACATTTATCTTAGGTTCTTCTTTTTCTCCAGCATCAGCAGCAATAGCAGCCTTTGTTTCTAAGAAAGTGGTATCTAAATCTTTAGGTTTAGAGAACACTGTTGTTTTTGCAGACTCTGGTGCTGTTAGAATATCATCAGCACCTGGCATTGGTAAGAACTCATCCAGGTTTAAATCTGGGGTATTGTTTTCTTGGGAACTCATATGTTGTTGGTTTTAGGGTTGTTCCTTATTATTAATATATGCAATTTTAAACTTTAAAAGGTTATCAGCCAAAATTTAATTTTAAAATCATTGCATTATATCACTAAGTTTATTTTTTACTTTTTGAATCGTATTTATTCTTGTTAGTTTTAGCAACTTGTAGTTGTTTTTCAGCAATTTCTTTTCTTGTTTGTAACTCTTGTTGTTTTAAACTAATGTGCTGAGCTTCTCTATTATTCTTATTGACTTCTTGCTCGCGTCTTAAATTCATTTCTTCATCAGCCTGTCTTTTCTTATCTAAGTATTGTAGAGAGTCTAAGTAATCACTTTGCTCATTTGCATTAACATCACCTGTCTGATAACCAGCTCCTTTAATCTCAGCAACATCAATTTGAGTTTGTCTATCCAACATTTTCTGTTCAGCTTCAAATTTCTGTTGAGCTTCTTGTGCAGCTTGCTGAGCTTCAAGTTGTTGCTGTTGCATTTGTTGCTCATGCTGCATTTGCTCTTGACGCTGAGCATTTGTTTTCTCCTCAATAGTTTTCATAGCATGTGTAACCTCCGCCATTGAATCTGCTTTAACAATTGAAGCAAGATCATAGATACTAGCACCAGCTGTATTGTTCTGTATAGCCATTTGTTTGATTTGCTCCATCACTTGTTTGTGATTAACCTTAGTGGATACAAATACATTTAACTCTCTAGATAATAACTCAGTACCATTAATTTGAAAATTAACTTTCTCATCTTTAGATGTCATATAAGATAATCTTACAGATGGTCTATTAGAATGATAATACTGGGCCAAGTCTGTTCTCATCTGATGTACTCTAGGCATTAAATGCTCAGAGTGTTGTACAAAGTACATCTCTGTTTGTGAGTAACTTGCATTCATTGCTTGCTCTGTACCTGTTGCAGTTTCTTGAGAATTAATCTGCCCCATACGCTGAGGAGTAATCCCAATCACTTCATAAGCTTGTTG